GTACCAGTTGAGGTAGCACCTGAAGCACCAGTTGAGGTAGCACCTGAGGTACCAGTCGAGGTCGCACCTGAAGCACCACTCGAGGTAGCACCTGAGACACCAGTTGAGGTAGCACCTGAGGTACCAGTTGAGGTAGCACCTGAAGCACCAGTTGAGGTAGCACCAGAGGTACATGTCGAGGTAGCAACTGAAACACCAGTTGAGGTAGCACCTGAAACACCAGTTGAGGTAGCACCAGAGGTACCACTCGAGGTAGCACCAGAGGTACCAGCTGAGGTAGCACCTGAAACACAAGCTGAGGTAACAACTGAAACACCAGATGAGGTAACACCTGAAACACCAGTTGAGGTAGCACCTGAAACACCAGTTGAGGTAGCACCTGAAACACCAGTTGAGGTAGCACCTGAAACACCAGACGAGGTAGCACCTGAGGTACCAGTTGAGGTAGCACCTGAAGCACCAGTCGAGGTCGCACCGGAGGCACCACCTGAAACACAAGTTGAGGTCGCACCTGAAGCACCAGTCGAGGTCGCACCTGAGGTACCAGTTGTGGAAGCACCAGAGGCACAACCTGAAACACCAGTCGAGGTAGCACCTGAAGCACCAGTGGAGGTCGCACCTGAGGTACCAGTTGAGGAAGCACCAGAGGCACCAGTTGAGGTAGCACAAGAGACACTACCTGAAGCACCAGAGGCACCAGTTGAGGTAGCACCAGAGACACTACCTGAAGCACCAGTTGAGGTAGCACCAGAGACACTACCTGAAGCACCAGAGGCACCAGTTGAGGTAGCACCAGAGACACTACCTGAAGCACCAGTTGAGGTAGCACCAGAGACACTACCTGAAGCACCAGTTGAGGTAGCACAAGAGGTACCACTCGAGGTCGCACCTGAAGCACCAGTTGAGGTAGCACCTGAAACACCAGTTGAGGTCACACCAGAGGTACCAGTTGAGGTCGCACCAGAGGCACCAGTTGAGGTAGCACCAGAGGTACCAGCTGAAGTAGCACCTGAAGTACCAGTTGAGGTCGCACCAGAGGTACCAGTTGAGGTCGCACCTGAAGTACCAGTTGAGGTCGCACCTGAAGCACCAGTTGAGGTCGCACCTGAAACACCAGTTGAGGTAGCACAAGAGGTACCACTCGAGGTCGCACCTGAAGCACCAGAGACACTACCTGAATCACCAGTTGAGGTAGCACAAGAGGTACCACTCGAGGTCGCACCTGAAGCACCAGTTGAGGTCGCACCAGAGGTACCAGTTGAGGTGGCACCTGAAGTACCAGTTGAGGTGGCACCTGAAGCACCAGTTGAGGTCGCACCTGAAACACCAGTTGAAGTAGCACCTGAAGCACCAGTTGAGGTCACACCAGAGGTACCAGTTGAGGTCGCACCAGAGGTACCAGTTGAGGTCGCACCTGAAGTACCAGTTGAGGTTGCACCTGAAGCACAAGTTGAGGTAGCACCTGAAGCACAAGTTGAGGTCGCACCTGAAGCACAAGTTGAGGTCGCACCTGAAGCACCAGTCGAGGTTGCACCTGAAGCACCAGACGAGGTAGCACCTGAGTCACCAGTTGTAGCACCTGAAGACGCTACCGTACGTGAAAAAGAACCTTATGTTCCAAAATGGAATCCTGATACAGGAACATATATTTAAATTTCTTCCTTTTTATCATACTCTAATTTTTCATTCAAATGTAAAATAATTATTTTTTTGGGTAACTCATATTTTTCAAATTCCTCATCATTTAATTTTAATACATGTTTCATTAATACACGTGCAGTATGCTTGTGTGTTACAATTAAAGGTGTTTGATTTTCAGATAATGTAGATAAAATATCATTTTCATAATAAGGTAACAATCGTTGCAATACATTTTCTTTGGATTCACCCGTTTGTATCGTTTTAAAATAACAATTTTTATAGGTTGGATATTTATTTTCAATGGAATAATGTACAATTGGTGGTTTCATAGTGTAATTGGATCGCATCATTTCAGTAAATTTATCACCATAAATATCACGTATGTGTTGTCGTGGTACACCTTCTAACGTACCGTAATGTTTTTCATTTAATCTCCATGAAGTATGAATAGGCATGTATTGCTGATACTCTTTTTGAATTAATTGTGACGTTTCTATACATCGTTGTAATACGGATGTAAAGATAACATTCGGATAAATGTTATGTTGAATCATGGTTTGTGCCATTTGTAATGCTTCTTTTCTGCCATGATTTGTAAGTGGTATATTTGTCCAACCTGTAAATTTACTATCTTGATTCCAAATGGATTCACCATGACGAACTAGTATTATTCTTCGCATAATTTAACAAATACAAATTATTTTTAGATCATTTATATTTATCATTTGTATTATGTTTCTATTTTTGTTAATTTCATAGAATTAAATAGTTGTTAACACTATGTTGCAACCATTGTGTATGCCTGCTCTCATTTATTTGATATATTCTTTGACACATGTCATCATTGACACGTATAAAGAAGAATATAATAAAGCAATGATTGAATTTTGGATAAGTACTATTTTTACACTTTTGTTGAATATACTTTGTCAACAAGGTTTAGGTATTATTTCATGGCTAATTATTTCCATTCCTTTTATTTTAATGACCACAATTGCAAGTTTATTATTATTTGTATTTAAATTGAATCCAGCAACTGGACAGCCTGTACAATCTACACAGTCTACACAGTCTACACAGCCTACACAGTCTACACAGTCTACACAGTCTACACAGTCTACACAGTCTACACAGTCTACACAGTCTACACAGTCTACACAGTCTACACAATCTACACAGTCTACACAGTCTACACAGCCTACACAGCCTACACAGTCTACACAAACACACCCATCTGGTTATGCATATCCTATTGTAGCCAGATATCATTCTAAGTATCCTCATTCCGTTCCTTAAAATAATTCAAAATATCTGATAATAATTCTGTAGGACATTGTTCCGTTGGAACCAATAATCCATTTACATACTTTACATGTTTGGTAGGATCGTATTGATGTTTCACCAATATTTTCCAACGTTCTGAATATTTACGGTTTTCTTTGGTACCATGATAATAATGACGTATTACACCAGGTACATATCCTAATCTTACTTTTCTTGCAAGCATTTGGTACTCTGCAACAGACTGTTTGTATCCTTCCGTTGTTTCTCCATTCAAAGAACTCATACCATGACCTATGAATGACAATGCCATGTTATGATCTCCCGCACCTAAAATACTTTTATCATAAATACCAACTTTATCATATATTTTTCTATTCATAGCCCAAGCATAACCTGGATGCCAAAAGTCTTTACCGGAAGATCGGTATTTATTCTTTTGTTTACAATATTGGTATCCAAAACTAGAGTAAATACCCATTGTACCTTCTTCTTTATCCATGTCTACACAATGACTAAATAGTTGGACTACATCTTTACTTCCATTTAATAATTTCAAAGTATCTTGCACCCATGTTGCACTTTCAAATTCAATGTCTGCATCAATCCACGCCATAGCTTTCCAATTCGAGGGTAACATTTTTATACCCAAATTGACCATATTTTCTTTATGCCAAAGTGGTACTTCTGTACGTAATTGAAGATGTGTAGGGCAACCTTTTTTCGTAATCTGAAAATCTTGGTTACCATAAGCCAACTCTACAATATACAATTGAATCGGTTCTTGTGCCATACGATAGATAAATTCTTTGGCCAATAAGTACCTTGTTGCATATTGACATGGATTTGAAATTACCATTATTACATGCAATATATCCAAAGGATCATTGTTATAAATGGTTTCTTTGATTGGATTATGTATGTATCGAATTGTATCTATTTCAATACCATTGATAATCGTCATATAATTTCATTTGTTTTTTATTTAAATCTATTTTATTGAAGTTAAAATTGAAACATGTTATATTTTATTGAAAAAAATGGATTGTCATTTGATAAAAGTAAATCATATTCATCATTGCATGAAATATAAAAAAACTGTGTTTCGATGTATTTTTCCTGTATTATCTATTCCGCAAGAATTAGAAAAATATTTATTTACATTTATCGGTGTTTTTCCGTTGCATTTCGACGCTCTAAGCTATACAGTAAACGTACCTGGGCTTTTGCCTTCTTCAACGTGGTTGCCTTTGCATATGTCCTCTTCGGCCCTTTCACAGAATAAAGAGAACGATTTGGTAGCTTTCGAATTGTAAACGGCATATTTATACAGTAGAAATGATTTCACCATTTTTATAAACATAACATTTGAACGTTTGTTTTTTTGGTTTAGAACAATACACATTATTACTAGAAACAGTATTAAAATATAATAATTTGTCACCACCCGCAACAAGAATAATATTATAACAAAGTACACTGTACAAAATACCTAATACTGTACCTGATAGAATACCGACTTTTTTAGTACAATTGGGAAATAATTGAAACTTCACCATGGTATCCATGATCAAAATTCCTAAAAATCCAATAATTACATAATAATTCCAATCTTTATTCATTTGCATCGGTAAAATTAAATATGTCAATGTAAATACAATAAAAAAAGTAGATACAGAAAGTCTTGGAAAATTAGTAAACAAGGGTATCAATGGATCTGCACAATTATCTCCTTGTACGTACCCCACATCTTCATGAAATAAAGATGTTTGTTGTAACAAAAAAATAATTACGATACCTACAATACTTAAAAAAAGCCAAATAAATGCTTTTACATCTCCATTGAACATGGAAGACATCAACATGAAACTACTAATAAAAACGGGAGATAGTTGTACAAAATGTTTGATTTCCAGTTTCATACTATATAAAGATAGAATAGGTTTTATTAGTATGGTAAAATTAAAAAATCTTGGAAATACATGTTACATTAATTCTATATTACAATGTCTTTCTATTCCAGAACTACATGAATGGTTTAAACAAAATCATAAAGATTCATTATTATTTAATGAATACAAAGATATGCAATCATTGATGAGTGAAGGTCATGAAGGGATTACACCAAACAGGTTTGTTTCTGTACTATATCATACATTACCCTTTCAACGATTTCAACAAGAGGATGCCCATGAATTATTATTATATTTATTAGATGAGTTTCAATGCCCATTGTTTCAAGGTAAAAAAATATCTCATATAGATACAACCAAAGTAGAAGAAACGTTTTTTAGTTTAGAAGTACCTGTAAGACCTACCTTGGAAGAATCTATGCGGGCATATTTTGAACCAGAACAAGTAGAATGGATGGGAAAACAAGTATCGAAATGGTATGAAATTATTGATTATCCTACATTATTATGGATTACCTTGAAACGGTTTGACAATCGTAACCAAAAAAATAAATCTTTTGTAAATATTCCTTTGGAAATGGATAATTATGAATTAATTGCTATTTGCAATCATTTTGGAAATACGCGATCTGGTCATTATACAGCCACGGTAAAAAAAGATCAATGGTATGAATGTAATGATGAAATTATACAAGAGACTACCCCAATCACAAATCACGCCTATTGTCTACTGTTTAGGAAAAAAACTATGTAAATATTATGAATCCTATTTATGTAGTCATCCCCATGTTTGTAGTATTCTTTATTATACTTTGTACAGTAAATCAATATAGTGCTTTAGAATGGGTTCTATTTTTATGTTTTCTTTGTATCATAGGTGTCATTGGTACTCAATACTTTTTAGGTGTTGAGTTGACAACTACATTATCCTCACTTTTTTCTAAACCTGAAATTGACGTAGATATTGTCAATGATAAGGATACGGATAGTACACATAAAAATGATGGGCATAAACCTCCAGAGGCATATCACATTAATGGTCAATTTGATTATTCTATGGCGAGATCCATTTGTAAAGCATATGATGCTACATTAGCTACACTATCACAAATTAAAGATTCTTATCAAAAAGGTGGTGAATGGTGTGATTATGGATGGTCAGAAGATAATATGGTTTTGTATCCTACACAAGAATCAACATGGAAAAAATATCAAGATGGTAAAAAAGATCAATGTGGTATCCCTGGTATCAATGGTGGATACAACCATCGTCTCCATCAACGGTTAGGTGTAAATTGTTATGGGGTAAAGCCTGACGGTAAAATGCCAATTCAAGTTTCATCTGTTGAAAAAAAAACAGTACCAAAACAAGGAACAGTATCTCCTTTTAATTATAATGCATGGAGTCAATTTTAAGACAACTATATAAAGTATTTTATGTCAAAAACAGATATTTTAAAAGGACGTTTAGGAAACCAATTTTTTATCAATATAGCGGCAAGTCTTCTTGCCGAAAAATTCAATTTATACATTGTTTATCAAGGTGATACGGTAACAGAATTATTCCCTTTATTTGTTGGTACAAATACATATTCAACTACAGTGACTGTACATGATCATAATTATTTAGAAATTTATAACCAAGATACTATTGATTATAATCTTTCTTTTTATGATTATTTTCAAAGTTACAAAATAACCATATTGACACACAAATATATTTATTCAAAAATGAAATATATTATAGATAAAAATCCTTACAAAGAAAGGTACCATAATAATGATTGTTTTATTCATGTACGTTTGGGTGACGTGGCACAATGGAATCCAGGTGTTTCTTATTATTTAGGTGTGTTGTCTTCTTTGACTGTAAATCAAGTATATCTTTCTACAGACAGTAAAGATCATCCTATCATTCAAGAATTAATGAAACAACCAAACATAACATTATATGATGGTTCACCAACAGATACTATTTTTTTTGCTTCTACAAACAGATATGTTATATTATCACATGGTACGTTTTCAGGAATGATAGGATATTTAGCATTTTTTTCTAGTGTTTTTTTTGTAAAAGAAAGTCCAACGACTTCATGGGATTATTATGGAGGAAATGGAAAATTTAATATTTTTGAAGGAAAATATACAAGAGTAGGACCTTTTTTAGAAACATAAGGAAAATAAAGTGTACATTTATGGATATTGCAATGTTTGTTTACGCATCACTTCTTTTTTTTGTGTTGTCGCCAGGTATACTTTTGAGACTTCCACCTAACGGAAGCAAAAGGATGGTTGCATTCGTTCATGCGGTTGTTTTTGGTATTGTATGGAGTTTATCACACAAATTAATTTGGCAATCATTTCATTAAAAAGATCGATCTATGATTTGATATGTTCCTTTTGAATTTAACTTTTGCAACAACCATTCAAATAAAAAAATATATGTGGTATTATCTTTGTATTCACGACATGTATACAAATCAAAAGATAAATATTTTTTTTCAGGAAAAGTATGTACAGATAAATGAGATTCAGATAACAAAAATAAAAATGTGTATCCTTCTGGATGAAAATGATGTTCTATCTCTCCTATAATTTCATAGTTATGTAAAGAACATAATTCTTTACATATACCTTTGATGTCTATGTCAAAAGAAGGTATTTCTTTGAAATCACATATCAAATGTTTTCCAGAATATATTTTATTCGCAAACATGATTACTCTTTTGAGAAGAACTCTAAGTGATTTAAATAATTGTAATAAGATAATACTTGGTCTACATAAATCCATTTATTTACATGTTTGGAATAACATTCTATTATAAAAATAGCATCGGAAGTATATTCATCTAGTACCCATCTTACATCTTTACACAAAGAAAAATCTATTAAAAACATGGAAGTGTCTATATGAAACATTTCAATGACATTACCAGTTAATATGGTTTGATAAGGAAATTCCGTTGGATTTCTTTTTTGATCAAATGTATAGATACGATCTGATTCAAGAGTTTTCAATAATGTAAATAATTTGGGATGAATGATAGTATCCTCATCTAAAAAATAAACATATGTATCTTGGTTAATTTTATCTAATCCATAATTACGTTGAGCATTACCTTTGACGGAATGTACATCTTTACAACTATATTCTTTTATTTTGTAATCATTAAAAATATGAGGATTGGTCATTTTTAATTCATCATATACAATAATCCATTCATGTACGTAGTCAAATGGAATACTTTCTTTGATACGTAACAAATTATCTGGACAAGAACATGGTGTAATAATAGTTATTTTTTTAGGAAGTCTAGACAAATTGTATTCTAATATGGGTTCTGTTTTTTTTAAAAAAAAAGATGGTGTATTTTTATACAAATGATCAAAATAAGAAATCAATTCTTTTTCTGAACTATCCTTGATGGAATAAAAATGTATTCGATTCAATTTACATTTGTCTAAAACAATACCAATACTGTCGTCTTCAGAATCGTATTTATTTTCTAATATGATAAAATCATTTGTTATATCTTGATATAATTTTTGTATATAACTATAATGTTGATAAAAAGCAGACATTCCAAGAATACAATATTGTGTTTTATACTCTACATTTTTTATTTCATTGCAATAATGATATGAAAAAGTTGGATATTTCCAAATAGGTAAAGATAAATTATTGTCATCAATGGCGTTTTTTTCTTTCATGATTTTTTCAATATTCCAATGACGAAAACAATGAATAGTAAGATGATCTCTTAAACGATTAATTTCAGAATTACGAATCAATGAAAAATTATTTTGATTGTCATTAAAATATTGAATATATCCCATGATGGGAATTTTTACCATTTTTGTGTGAACTGCTGTTCGTAATAACAATTCATAATCATCGCTTATTGGTAAATATTCATTATAATTTCCCATTTGTATTAAAACATCCCTTCTCCATATTCTTGCATGATTTGGTACAGATACAATATGAGACAATGTTTTGTTATTTATATTTGGTGTAATGCATACAAAAACCCATTTATCCTTGTATTTTTTACGATAATATCCTGCATATCCTAATCCAAAATGATTACCATAGTTAAAATTGTTTCCATTTTCATAAATATTTATAAAATCCGTATAAATAAATCCCACTTCTGAATCTTCAAATACATTTGTTGCATGGTATAACAAAGAAGGTAGAATTTCATCGTCGTGATCTAATTCTAACACATATTTTCCTCTACATAATAAAACCGCTTCATTTTTTACATTACCAATAAATCCACTATTTTTACTTCTTTTATACAATCTTACTTTTGGTTCATCTTGAAAAGTGTTTTTCAAAAATAAAAAATGGTCTTCTTCCACAGAATCATCTAAAATAATCCATTCCCAATCGTTCATTGTTTGATTTTTTATACTTTCATAAGCACGTTTTATTTTATCATAAGAATGATAACATGTTGTAAAAATAGAAAAAATTGGTCTTATATTATCATTTGTCATAATGTTCATGTAACAATCGATTATACGAGAATGAAAAGAATGTATTTCTAAATGATAAAAGTGTAACCATCTCATTTTCATTCGATCAGAAATAATATCTTGAATTTTATATTCTTCCTGATGTTTCCCATAAGTAACAAGTAACGCATATTTAGAATCAAACAATAATGACAATTCATTACGTTCAATTATTTTTACAGTACATAATAATTTATTTTCCGAAAAAAAAGAATCTATATAAGAATATTTTTCATGTCTAAAAAATAAAAGATAAGGATACATTTTATTATAGTATTTTTATTTCTTTAACATGTTTGTATAATTGGTCCTTGAGAAGTAAACATCAAAATCATACCATAAGGTATATTTGTCATTCTTTTGTATGTTATACATCGGTTCATTTTCTCTTGAATGTCTCCACATATCATGATAACTAGTCGATAATCTACAATAATGTCTACAGTCAAAGAACCAACATAACGATCATGGAAAGTAATTGGTATTGTTTTGTTTATTTCAAAAGCAATACGATGTTCTTGTAATGCAACTGTAATTGCGGTTTGATAAATTTCAGGTGTATGTCCATACCCCAATGTATTTTGAATTTCGTTTGCGATATCCTGAATACGATCTTGTAGATTCATCTTTTCATTTCTTTGAAAAAGAAAGAATCAATTTTTTTTACTTTTTGTAATGTATGAGTCGTGTAGAAGAATTAAACGAACGTATATATTCTAGAAATCAAGGAGATGTTCCGGCTTTTTATTTCTCACCTAGACCAGTTCCTACGAAATATACAACTTTACCTATTCTAGATGAATACAAAAAAGAAATACCCATTTCATGTAAATCCATATTTGATACTACCACACAATTTTTGCCAGGTTCCACGGCACCTTGGTCTGGTAAAGCAAATTCGATTGATATAGAAACAGAATTATATAGACCCAAATCTTTTTTTCCTTCCAGTAAAAGTGAAATGTATCAATTGCGTGCTCCATCTTCCACCAATCATACACAACCTCATCCTCATTTATTTACATCTGTAGTTACAAAAGACAATGGAATTAAGGCAAAAATACCTGAAAAACAATTTTTTTACAATGATACAAGAATAAAAAACATATCATAAAGGAATTTAGAAGGGAACAACTATCAAGGGTATGGAAAAAAATAAAAAAAGAGGTCGAAAACCAAAAGGTGGAAAAATAATGGATTCTAAACAATCAGAAGAATATGTTCCCGTATTAGAAAATATTATTTTACATTTGAAATGTAGTAGTAAAGATATAACAGAAATTCGATACAACAATATATTGGTAGAACCTTTTATTGAAGAAGAATGTCAAGAACCATTAAAAATATACAATGAAGATAATTTACATCAAAAAATAAAAAATATATCAATACGATTACATACAAATGAAGTAAATGGAAGATCGGATTGTTTTTGGTGTACATGTTCTTATGAGACACACGCATTTTATATACCAAAAAGTTTTCAACAAAATCAATATCAAGTATACGGTTCGTTTTGTTGTCCAGAATGTGCTGCAGGATATCTTTTTCGAGAAAAAATAGATCATTCTACAAAAATGGAAAGATATCATTTGTTACATCAATTTTATGAATATGAAAAATCTATCGTACCAGCACCATCCCCTTATTATTTATTATCCAAATATTTTGGTTCATTGACGATACAAGAATATCGTGAAATGATTCGTGAAAAAGTATGTATGATGATTGACAAACCATTTTGTTGTCAGTATCCAGAATTGATACAAACAATGGATTATTCAAAACAATATAAATTATCTAGAAAAAATCAATAATTTAACGAGGGAAACCTACCATATTGGCACCAATGCCAAACCCTGCACCTGTGCGCGCAGTCATTCCCATACTAGGAATATACGTATCTAAAATAGAAAAAGTTGCTGCTGCCGTCAATGCAATGAGGGCAACTTCATCTAAGGAAAGTCCTTTTCCTTTAGGTATGGCGTATGCTGCAATGGCCACCATTAATCCCTCGACTAAGTATTTGATCGCACGTTTTAACAATTCTGCTAAATCGAACATAGTATCTGTATAGAAAAAAAATATATTGACAAATAAAAACTTAAATAAAAAAAGAAAGGTACTACTATGTCTTATGTTGACTTATTAGAAGAAGATAAACCTATTGCTCAACAAAAATTTGTATGTGTTTCCTTTATTTCCCCTGAAAATATTATTAAGCAAAAGGAACACTTTTTTTTTGAGCAATTTGTTAAGAATTGGGATTTTTTAAAGTCTATGCAAAAGTATGCTTCATTTACGGGATTTCTTTCCTACAAGTACAATTTACCAGCGGATCAGTTAACCAATGATTTTTCAGAGTTTTGCAAAGAAGAAAATGATAAATTGTCTAAAGAATCCATTTTGGATGATTACAAGACGTTTTTAGATAAGTATACTGATTCGTTAGAACTAGAATTCAATAAAAAAAATAATTTTCAAACCAATACTCGTGGTCTAAAAATCAGAGGTGTATATCCTTCACAAGAAGAAGCAGAAATAAGAGCAAAAATGTTGCGCGAAAATGATCCTTCGTTTGATGTATTTGTAGGGCCAGTTGGTGTCTGGATGCCATGGGATCCAGATGCGTATAGAACCGGTAAAGTAGAGCACTTAGAAGCTCAACTCAATGAATTAATGTCCAATAAGCAACAGAATGAGGCTAGTGCCAAAGAATATTTTGACCAACGTGTGAAGGAGACAAAAATGAAGGCACATGAAGAAAATAAGAAAAAAGCTCTTGAACACGGTAACAAATTGACACAAACAATCGATGAACAAGGTAATTTGATTAATATAAGAAATATGGATGAGGTAAAAAGTGCACTATTTGGATCCAATAAGATTGAAAAATAAAATAAATATTATCAAAAAATGTCTTTATTTCCTTCGTGCAACCGTCTGTTTCGGCTGACTACATGATTCAAGAATACGAATATACATTTGGTGCAAATGTCACGGTACAATTTGGTGACATTAAAAAAACTCAATATGGCCAGTACAAGAGTGCCAAAATTAATGTCGCATACACTACACAATTCGAACATTTTAAACGTCAAATACAGCAATATGGCAATGCAACTTTCTTTCATCATGCGAAAGAAAGTTGGATAGTAAAGATGAATGGCATCGATACGGTAAACATTGAGAAAGTAAAAGCAAAAATCATTAAAAAAACGATTAGGGGCGAACCCCACGTTTTTTTGTTTTATTTTTTATTTGTGTTTTTTCTAATACCATTCTAATATCTTTTTCCATTTGTTCTAAAATAGGTTTAAGTTTTTCATCTTGTTCTTTTTGTATAGGTGAAAATGGTAAAAGTACATCATTTTTTTCTTTTATTAATAAATCTATCAATATACCTCTATGTATTAGGTTATGATATTGAAAATGGTCCATAAAATAAAATTGTAAATCCATACTAAATCCAAAATTAAATAACATAGTTTGAATAGTATCCATTTCTGATGGTTTTAATAATTGACCATGAATACATTTTTTTAAAATACTATCGGTAGTAATTTGTTTTGTTATTTTTACGTCAACTTTTACTTGTAATCCATATTTTTGAAATACTTTTTCTGCTTCTTTTGCAAATGTATGAAATGTATGAAGATGTAAAGGTTTTTTACATATATTTGTAAACAAAGGTATCATTTGTCCATCTTTATGAATGATCAAATCAATTATATATTCTCCATTCAATTCATTTGCACATGGATATCCTAATATCTTTCCCATTTCATCATTGGAAAATGGACCTTTTAATTCTTGTTTTGAAATGAGAATTCCTTGTGATACTTCACTATGTATCAAATCAGGAAACTGTTTTTTTATCTTTTGTAAGTAAGCTTTTGTATTTGGATCTTTTGATGTAAATTCTCCATAATCTGGCGGTTGTACTAACATGGATGGTCTTACTCCTTCTTTTACCAAAATAACGTTGTAATCATTTTGTTCCATATTATAATGGATGAATTATATTTTGAAACTGTAAATTATTTTACATTGAAAAAACAAAAATATTTAATTATTTATCGAACAAACCATTATGTTGTAAACTATATAGGTTGGTTTGTTGGATATCATGCCACACAAGTTATGTTTCAAAAGGTTACATGTTTTTATTCAGAAAATCTAAATATGCACAGAATACATTGTACACCATATATGTATTTTGATAAAAATTCTATATTTTTTGAAATGATATCACAAAAACAAAAAATACAAGAAATGATGGAACATCGGGCTTTGTTGAAAATACTAAGGAGATTAATTGGGGATGATACATTTTATTGGTAATTTTGAATAAAATTGAAAAAAAAAATAGTAAAAAAAACAAATGGCCAATTTAGAAAATGAAATACTTAAAGAAAATGAGTCCACAGTTTGTGCACCACCTACTACACTCAAGAGAGAGATTACAGGGGAATATCAACAACAAGAAAACATTCATTTCATTGAAATGTTTGGTTTAACTGCATTTATTGAAGAAAATCAGAGTATGTTTAGAATGGAAATAAATGCTCCATTACATGTATATTTGAACAATCCATACTATATTCGAGCCCAACAATTATATTTACATAATACACGACGAACATAAGTATAAATTTTAAAAAATTGAACAATCTTTTTTTTATTATTTATAAAATGTCTCACTTTGAAGAAGTAATGTTCTATTCTATGATAAATGGTGAATTATATTATTGTTTTACTACAAATGGATATTATATTGGTATTTTTGACCATTACTCAAACCATACATGTGCGAAGATGAAACGTGTCCGTTATATTACAAATGAAATAATAGAGAGAAATGAATTATTAATAGATAGTACTTACAAAATATACAAAATCATACCATAAATGAGGATTTAAATACAGGAATATAATATGACACATAAACTTACTGTACGACGTATAAAAACGTATAAAAAACATAGAGATAAAAAAGATGACGCTTGTAATGATGGATTTTGTGAAGGATTAAAACCATCTAGTATGATGAATTTGTTACCACGTTATGCCATGCCTCAATTTTCTGATTTGAAAGAAATGAAATATTTTTCAAAACAAATCGGTATACCTGGAAAAATAAAAACGATTCCATTACAACAGTTACGTATATCTCAAAGGGAAATAAGAATTAGTCGAAGTAAACAAATTGCAGAATCCTGGAAAAAAAATCCTAACAAATTTACTTCATCATTACTAGTATCTACAGAAGTCAATGGACACGCCATTGTAGATGGTCATCATCGATTGATGGCTGCGCTATTATTAGAAAAAGAGGGTTATTTTACAAAAAATCAACCCATACGTGTCTATTGCATAGATGCACCTGTGTCAACTTTGTTGGAAAAAGCAAATGCGTTGGGATATAATAAAATACCACAGTACTTTTGAAAAAAAGGTTAAATCGTTTTATATAAAGTTAATGCGGCCAATCCACCTGCTATCTGTGCTACAATATAAGGTAGCGCAGTATCCATTTTTTGTTTTTTAGCGGCAATCAACATAATCGTGACAGCTGGATTGAAATTTCCTCCTGAAATGGAACCGCCTAAATAAATGGCAAGGGCCAACGCAGCACCAATTGCTAAAAAGTTACCAGTCGTTAAAATAATATAAAGGAAGAAGAAAGTACCAATAAATTCAACCAACACGGCCTTCATAGTTTATGTTTCGATTTTTTATTTTTTCTAAAATATATGCTCCCATGAAAAACCACATGGAAATCATTTTATTCCCTCCAGTATATATCATCCATCGTAGGCTTGTACAGTGGAATGTTGGTACCGTAAAAGGGGATGCTAATATTCCTCGCCAAGTCAAAGGAACACAGAAGTAAGTATAGGCGTGCGCCGCAGCATAGTGTAAGAAGAGCCAGCTTATATAAATAATAATCGTCCATTTGAGAGACATTTGTTTCCATTTCAATCACTACAATTTATTTTTGTTTCAATTTTAAATAAATCCGTTGAATGTTGTGCATATTCTTTTCCACGTTGTATCATTTCTGCACGAAAGCTTTCTTCCATCAAAATTTTTTCCCACAAACTAGGTTCTAAACAATGTGCATCAGTTTTGTATTCAAATCGTTTTCCATGTAAAATAACAGGTGACAAACGGTTGCTTGTTTGTATAAATATATGTTGTAACAAATGAAACGGATCTAATTGTAACGTAGATGTATTGATAATCGATAATACAATGGTATTTTCATTTGGAGGAATAGGGCAATGCATAAATAATCCACCATCTACATAATATTCACCTTGGTATTCAATGGGTGGAAACAAGAGCGGAATTGAACAAGACATGGAAATTGCTTTTATCACGGGTAAATCTGGAAATGTACTGTGATGTAAATCAATGACTTCTACTTTTGTAATAGCTGTACTATATAAATGCAAATCAATAGAAGTTTTCTCATACAATTCTTTCATGGTAATAGTCAATGGAATATCTTGTATGTGAAAGAGAGGTGCTAACAAATCAGAAAAAACAGAAGTTACAATACCATTGGTTTGCATAAATTGTGTAACATCTATTTTGAACCATTTATGTAAAGGACGTTTTATAAAATAATCTACCATTTCTTGAATGGGAACATGCAAACATAGTAACACAGCTAAAATAGAACCTGCAGAAGTTCCACGTATACTTTGAATTGTATCCATAGAAAAATAAGACGTTTCTAACAAATGATACAACATACCCAATTGTATTAACCCATTTGGTCCTGCAGAAGAAATAACAATGTGTTCCATAGCTGTTAATCCGATTGTTTATTTAATATAAATTCTAAAAGAATACCATGAAACTAAATTTAGACGAATTGTATGAATCAAAAAAAGAACATGATTTATCCACATTGAAAACATACAATCAAATTTTGGAAAGGACACACAAACAAATCAAAACTGCATCACGACAAAAAAATGAATGTTGTTGGTATGTAGTTCCTGAATTTATATTAGGTATACCTAGATATGATATACGTTCTTGTATCGCTTATATCATTCATGAATTAGAAGAAAATGGATTTAAAGTAAAGTATACTCATCCAAACCTTCTTTTTATTTCTTGGGGACATTGGGTACCAGATTATGTACGTGATGAATACAAAAAGAGAACTGGTGTTACCATTGATGGTTTTGGAAAAGAAATAAAAAAAGAAGAACCTAAAAAAACGATTTTAAAATCAACATCGACTTATAAACCTAGTGGGTTGATTTATAATGATGATTTTATCAAACTAGTGTAACGTTTCGATCGTTTATGGCTTTAATTCCCATGTATCTTTTTCATGATGATAAAAAGGATAATAATTCCATGGTTCAAATAATTCTCTTGGTGGTGGAACCGGTGAATCTAAAAAAGGTTCCGTTCTTTTTTTAACTTTTCTACCATCTCTTGAAAAATCATAATAATTCATATATGTATCATCATTGCAATATTTTCCTAAAGACATTGATTTTTCACCTTTTTTTTGATCATAATTAGAATATTCAAATTCTTTACAAATAGGACTTGGCATTGTATCACATTTATGCTTTTTTATCCATTTATCTTGTGTATCATAAAAAGTAGATACAAAACGTTGACAATTTTTTTTATTGTCGCGTTTTGTTTTAAAAGAACGATGACCAAATAAACCTCCTCGTCTTGTCTTCATATATTATGTTTTAAAAAAAGAGCGAAACGTTTCGATACTTTTTTAGAAAATGTATCAAAAGGTCTTTCTGGATGAAATTGGACACCATAAAAAGGGTACTCTTTGTATTCAATGATATTAATAAAATCGTTTAATGTAGATACAATGTTGATAGAGGGTATTTCTTTAATGTCAAACCCATAATCATGATGATGAGTAGAACAATTTGTTTTCATTTCTTCTTCCATGTCTGAAAACCAAGTACGTAGTGCAGACTTTCCTTTGAATGTAATAGGAAATCGGCCTTCTGTATGATGTTTTGGTAAAGAACGTATAGAATGCCCCCCTTTTTGGAACAATAGTAAAAATTCAAACCCTTGACATGTTCCCCAAATAGGATAATGTCGCCCTTTATCATTGTATTGTTTTGCAACTTCAAATGAAGTAAGTAATGTATTTATATATTTGTCACGTTGTGTTTTGTTATTTTTTTCAATGGCGCCTCCTGTCCATAGTACACCTTGTACTTGGTCTAAGCAACATAATAATTTTTTTTTGGGTAAATCATAAGGAATACATACAGGTGTAATGTTTACGGATTGAAGCCATTGAACGTATGTATCTGTTTTTTGTCTAGGCATTTCTATAATGGCTATCATTACATTTAATGATGTTTTTTTGCTAATCCATACAATCGTACAAAATTTTGAAAAGTACTTTTTTCAAAATCTTCTAAATAATTTCCGTAATAAATTGGATAGTCAAACATAATATAAAGAATTACTTTATGGAAGAAATAAGGTATCAACGAAATAAACTCAAAATGAATTTACAGAGATTACAAGAAAGAAGTCAACAAAATGTATTGTTGAAATCGGTAATAAAAGATTACGAAGAGTATGAAAGACATATGAAAGAACAAGACAACGCACATTATCGTCAATTAATGTTCATACAAAATTATTTAGAAGATATCATGGAAACAAATGAATTGACAGAGTCAGGGTTGAATCATTTAGAATATGAACACAATCGTATCTTACAAAAATTAGATCATGCAAAACAACTTACCGACGGCGCGATCTTGGAGTCCGTCTAGGTGACTTTCTTGGGGTTCGTCTAGGTCTAGGTGACTTTCTTGGGGTTCGTCTAGGTCTAGGTCTCCAACCACCAAATTCATTCGCCCAACCAGGTACAAACCCAGACGAAGCACTATTAAAACGCCCAGCCTCAACTTCAAATACATTTGGTGATCTCTCGGGAACAGCAGGAGGTCTGTCTGGAACAGCAGGAGGTCTGTCGGGAACAGCAGGAGGTCTGTCGGGAACAGCAGGAGGTGATCTTTCGGGAACAGCAGGTGGTCTATCGGAAAATAATTCCGAAGTAGGCTGTTCATCATCAAATAATCCATGTCTTCTAGATGAACTTGTCTGAACACGTCTTAACAAAGGATTCTTTACTTCATTAGCTACATTTGTAGACGAACTATCATCAATCTCTTTATGGTCATTTATTTTTTTAAGAATATCAGTTAATTGTTCCTGTGTTAAATTTATTGCAGAAGTTACTTCAGGACTTGCCGATCCATTATCACAACTACGAAGATTTGCAATAATTGCATTTATTTTAGTCTTAATTTCTTGTTTGAATGCATTTTCTCTTGCAATTCTTCTTTGTATAGCCTCGTTTAATTGTTCTGCAACGTCCATACTAAAGGTTTAGATTTTCTTCCCAATTGGGATCCATTGCATTCAAACTTTTTTCTTGAGTAGTTCCAATTTCATGATATTCATCCAACATTGTTGTATCTCCTATATTTTGTCCCATTGGATCCATTCCTGGATAAGAATTTTTATTATAAGGTGGATCATTCCTAGACGCATCCATTAAATGTAATGGTGGTGGTTTCACATGGTAAACGGTTTCATTTTGTGCATTGTATCCTTTTTGCATGTACAACAATGGACATTGTATCCCTTGTGATTTTTGCCATTCTACAAATTGTGTATATTCATCTAAATTGTGAAATATAATTGGATTGACACCTGGTATATCTGCAAGATTTGTATTTTTCAACCATATTTCATTCCCTTGATCAATCAATACATTTGGACAACGCGGTTTAAATCCCTCTTGAATTGCATAAGATGTTTGTGTCAAACAAACATACAGACCTGCTAAAAAGATAAGAAGAATGAACCATATCATTACAATAATGTATTATTTTTTTTTAAATCCTTATAGTATGATTTCTATTCATTCCGTAGACGATGTAGAAAAATTAAATCATTTGGCTCAGAAAAAAAATATTCTTGCGCGTTTTGTTATGAATGGTTGCCCTTGGTGTGTAAAATCACAACCAGAATGGGATACATTTACTTCTAATTATTCTGGAGATCTTGCTTTAGCAGAAATCGAATCTTCTTTTTTAGAACATTTTAAAGAAAAGATGGAACCACGCAAAGCGCGTATTCTAGTAAAAGGGTTTCCAACTATATTATTGATTCAATCCTCTAAAGTAACCCCTGTACCTTTTTTGAAAAAAATAAAACAAACAAAATCAAAAAAAACAAAAAAATCAAAAAAATCAAAAAGAGTATAGATAAATAAACTTATTCAATGAATGAATAAACGAATGAAACGTGAATTAGAAAAATTACCAGGTACGTTAGATGGTAATCAATACATCATTACTCCCAATATATTCTTTCAATTGTACAAATATCCATTTTTACCACCTATTTTAAAAATTCATTCAAAAGATTATATTTCTTGTTTAGCAAAATTATATCGTCAATATAAACCTTTTATTAAACAATACAACGTACCAATAGAATGTATTTGTTGTGTGTCAGTGACATGTCGATGGTCACCTTGCAATACCTGTAAAGATATATATGATGAATACATATCTTATTGTTTTTTGTTACGACAAATCATTGCTACCGATTATTTTTTCAAAAGAGTACCATTTGATGATTGTATCAACAATCATATTGCATGTTATTTATGGTAATTTTTTTAGTATTTTAATGCATGAAAGAAAATAAATGGGGTCCTGCCGTATGGTTTTTTTTACATGGACTAGCAGAAACAATTCACCCTATTCATTATTTACTTGTAAAAGACACGTTATGGAATTGGATAAAAGAAATATGTAATACTTTACCTTGTCCTGACTGTTCTTCTCATGCAACGTCTTATTTATCCAAAATAACAGTACCTTCTACGAAAGATGAATTGGTGAAAAAGTTATATATATTTCACAATGTTGTGAATCAAAATACTGGAAAACCTTTTTTTCGTATGGAAATGTTGGTACAATATAAATTACCCTTGACGGCATTGTTTACTTTTTACAAGAATGCTATTTTGAATCAACCTTACAATCCATATTTAATGATGAATAAAATGAGAAGTAAACGTTGTGTAGACAATCTTCAATTATGGTTACAAGAACAAAAATTACTGTAATTGTAATAATTTACCCCAAAATGTTTGTTGCTTCTTTTGATTTACCTTTTCTTCTTGTAACAATCGAAATGCTCTTTCTGTTGCTAATCTACTTTCTTCTTCTTCTTGTTTGGTTAATAATTGTTCTGCTTGTTCACGTTGTAATGGAACAATAGTTTGACTTCGGTGTCGTTTTAATTCCTCTACACTTGAAAATTTTCTTGTATAATCTTCTTCTGATACACCAATCACTGTATCTACTGTATATACACTTTTTAAATCTGAATAAAATGGTGTGTTCGCAGCATCAATGGTAGAAACAACCATGGAACGACTTTGTTTTTTACGTTCTTCAAACGATTGGTTTAAATCTTCATTGGATTGTAACCATTCACCATATCCATCTTCTTCTTTTAGGTAAAGACTTTCAAACAATGAGTTGAATTCTTTTGAAAAGGATGCATTTTTACTGAAACGTTCAGCCAATAATCGTTTGTCAGTTTCTTCCATACTTTGTAAAATGTCATCAAATGATTGTGGTTCATACATATTGGCTTGTGCTTTTCGTTTAAAAGAATACACGGAAGACAATAGAGAATATGCTTTATGAAAAAAAAGAAAATATTCTTTGTCTAATCCTGATTTATCTGGATGTACGGCAACTACACGTTTTCTAGCTTCTTTTAAATCGGCTTCACTAAATTGTTGTGGCAACTTGAATAATTTCAATAAATCTTCCAAAGAATAATGATCTAAATTCAAATCCATAGTGTAGAATGATTTATTTTTTTTAACCTTTTATTTTTTTGATATAAAAAGACAATTCTTCTTCATTTAAATGTGGTTGGTGTTCTAAAATATGATCTATATCAAATAAATAAGAATCTTCATTGCCAGAATCTTCATATTCATAGATATAATAAGCACAAAATTGTGATGTTAACACTTGATTGTACAATAATGTTTTTTTATTCAAATGTTTTATGTGTTGAATCAAAGTAGATATGTCATATCGTTGTTTGGTCAAATCATAGTTTGTAATCATTGTACTAGTAAAATATAATATAATTCAATTTTATGGGTGATTTAGTTCATTTTGGTTGTTGGAATAATATAAGTCCAAAAGCTTGTTTCCAAGAAACATTTGGTTTATTGAATCGTTATTTAGATGACCATACAGTTGATTTATTGTCTGTATCTGGAGATAATTTTTATCCAGCAAAAATAAAAAATACAAAATTCAAAGATGGAAAATTAGAAGAAAAAAAAGATTCAAAAGTAGCTCTTATTCATGAATCACCTTTGGCACAAGGGTTTCGTCGTTTAAATGAATTAAGTCCAAAAATTAGCAAGGGTATAAAAATGATATTAGGAAATCATGATTTACAAACCGGAAAAAAATTAATTGTATCGAAACATTATCCATATGATATGTCGAGTACCGATTTTGAAAAAGATGTTCAATGTAACATTATTCAATGGGAATTGAACCATCAAGGAAATGTTGATTTAGACATCAATCATGTAATAACATATTCTAGTCCAGGATTTGTAAAAAAATCTGCGACTCATGTAGAAACATTGATTTTGATGATAGATACGAGTATGTATTCACCTTTACAAGAAATAGGTGAAAATGGATACATAGAATGTTATAATCGGTTTTTAAAACAAAAACATCCAATGTCTCCTGAATATACGATTGATTCACTACGTGAAAAACAGTTTGATGAAATCATGGTTCAATTGAGACATTATCAATATGAACGTTTGATATTGATAGGACATCATCCTATCATTACTATAAAATCTAAACATGTAGAAGTCATAAAAGATGGAGAACCAGTAAAAGTAAATGGCAAAACAAAAAAAGTATGGGAAATACAACAATCTGAAGACATGCCTTTTTTCAAAGAATTATTAAAACATATTTCATCACATATAACCACAAGTACTATTTATTATTTATGTGCAGATTTACATTTGTTTCAATATGGTATTGCGAATATTCATGTTGCTGGAAGAGATTTTACAATTCATCAATATGTTGTTGGAACAGGTGGTACAGAGTTAGACGATGAATACAAACATCCAAATGATACTTTGTATTCCATAGATGAACTTCAAGGACAAATATATCGTTCAGATGATCATGAAGGGTACCACATAGAATATCAAATCATAGATTATAAAAAACAATGTGGATTTTTAGTATGTCATTTGAAAAATGGAATAAAGTTTGAATTTCATGGTGTTAAAAGTAAAGGTGGTACTAGAAAAAAAATGCGTAAAAATCGTAATTCGGTTAAATATTATAAATAACTATACCGTTAGCGTGTATCGATTTTGAAACCCATACATGAAATATTTTTTTTCAAATAACTTAAAAATCACGCTTACAATGATCCAGTAATACCTTTACATCTTGGAGTAAAATGTTCAAATCATCTATACGATCTTTATCCATTGTATCACGTATCTTGCATTCTAAATGATCGTGTAATCGTTGTACACTACGAACGTACACATGTACTTTTTCATGCATTCCTTTACTTTTAGCAAGAACCATCCATCCAAGTTTTTCATATTCAGCTTTAAACCATGAATGAAGTCCAACATAAGTAGCTTGATATTTACAACTTTTTCTTTTTGCACTTCTAGTCTTCATATTATATTATTCCTAAAATTATAAAAAAAAAAGTTGGGGTTTCGCCAACCCACTTTTTTTTTCAAAATGTAACCATTTTTATAAATATAGGAATAAGAAACACGTTATCATACTGTAAGTTCCATGTTATTTTCATTTTTTTCATATCATTTTTCTTAGGATACCAAACTTTTTTTTCAACATACTTTTGAGAAAACATCTTCCCTTTTACTTTTTGCTGGTGGTTATTGTTGATGTAAGCCATTTTACATTTCTATGTCAAAATACCATTTCAATTTTTTTTATATTTAAAATGTGAATCTTTGTAATGACATATTATCCTAAAATGGGATAAATATTGGAATATTTTTAATTTGATCTGGTAAAAATTGATTCAAACATAAAAGAATTACTATAAAATGGATCTCTCACAATATCAACGCAAAACCGACATTGGCCACGTTTTAGATGCACCCGACATGTACATTGGTCCTATTCAACCGGTTGAATCCGTAAATTGGGTAGCACAAGAAGGTAAAATTGTCTCTACTACACATCTTCACATTGCAGGTTTATATAAATTATTTGATGAAGTATTGGTCAATGCACATGATCAATACATTCGTATGAAAGAAAAAACACCGGTTACTTCTATTCAAGGTTCTTGTGTAGATGGAACCATTACCGTCATCAATGATGGACCAGGAATTGATGTTGCCATGCATCCAGAATATAAGATTTATATTCCACAATTGATTTTTGGTGAACTTCGTACATCTACGAATTATGACAAGGAAGAAAAAAAAATTGTAGGTGGTAAAAATGGTTTTGGTGCAAAGTTGGCTATTATATGGTCTACATATGCCAAGTTGGAAACAGTTGATGCAACCCGTGAATTGAAATACACACAGATATTTCGTAACAATTTAAGCATCATTGAACCACCGGTGATTACCAAATATAAAAAAAAGCCATACACTTCTTTGTCGTTTACACCTGATTATGCGAGATTAGGTATTTCTGGTTTGGATACAGACATGCAACGATTGTTTGAACGTCGTATGATGGACATTGCCGGAATTACCGATAAAAAAGTAAAAGTAAGTTGGAATGGTAAACCACTTTCCATTCAAAACTTTTCGGCATACATTGATTCTTATGGCATTGAAACAAAAGTACAAGAATCTTGTCCACGATGGGAATATGCATTTGCTTTATCAGATGAATTTCAACAAGTATCGTTTGTCAATGGTATTCATACCCAAAAAGGTGGTCGTCACGTCGATTATCTAGTCAATCAATTGACACGTAAGCTTTGTGCATACATTCTTCTTAAAAAGAAAGTAGAAGTACGACCTAGTATCATCAAAGATCGTTTGACGATTTTCGTGCATTGTTCTATTGAAAATCCAACTTTTGATAGTCAAACAAAGGATTGTTTGACGACACCAGTGACACAGTTCGGTTCTTCTTGTGAGGTGAGTGAAAAGGTGGTTGAAAAAGTAGCCAAATTAGGATTCATGGAACTTGCGTTGCGAGCAACAGAACAAAAAGAATTGGCAACTGTAAAAAAACAAGATGGTACTAAAACACGAACGATTCGTGGAATTCCAAAACTAGTAGATGCCAATTGGGCAGGTACTTCTAAATCTTCAGAATGTACACTTATTTTGTGTGAAGGAGACTCTGCTAAAGCAAGTGTTGTAAGTGGACTTTCCAAAAAAGATCGTGACGCTTTTGGTGTATATCCCATGCGTGGTAAGATGCTAAATGTTCGCGATGAATCATTAACACGAATCAATGATAACAAGGAAATACATGAATTGAAACAAATCATGGGTTTAGAAATTGGAAAAGTGTATACTGTAGAGGATGTACGGAGTCGATTGAGATATGGTAAGATTTTGTTCATGACGGATCAAGATCCTGATGGTAGTCACATCAAAGGATTGGGTATTAATTTATTTGGTAGTTTATGGTTGTCGTTGTTGAAACAACCAGGATTCATTGGTTTCATGAATACACCCATTATCAAAGCAAAGAAAAGTGGAAAAGAAATGGTATTTTACAATGAGGGACAATATGATACATGGAAAGCAACCGATCCCAAAGGATGGGAAATCAAATATTACAAGGGACTTGGTACAAGTACGTCCAAAGAATTTGTCCAATATTTTCAAGAAAAACAAAAACATGTCGTTCAATTTGAATGGCGGGAACAATGTGGTGATTCGATTGATAAAGTATTTAATAAAAAGAGAGCCGATGATCGTAAACGATGGTTAGAAGCATATTCAAAAGATGCATTTCTTGATACGTCAGATCGTACCATTTCTTATAGTCAATTCATTGATCATGAACTCAGTCACTTTTCCATTTATGATTGCAAACGGTCTATTCCTAGTGTCATTGATGGATTTAAACCAAGTCAACGTAAAATCATGTATGGTGTCTTTAAAAAGAAGTTGACAAAAGAAATTAAGGTTGCACAGCTAAGTGGATACATTTCGGAACATTCGGCATACCATCACGGTGAAGCAAGTTTAAATGGTGCCATTGTCAATATGGCACAAGATTTTGTAGGATCGAATAATTTGAATTTGTTGACACCGAATGGACAATTTGGTACTAGGCTAGAAGGTGGTAAAGATTCTGCAAGTGAGAGATACATCTTTACACAGTTATCATCTTATACTAGACTTATCTTTCCAGAAGCAGACGATGCCGTACTGGAATACAACATGGATGATGGAGATCCCATTGAACCCATCTATTACGTACCTATCATTCCAATGGTATTGGTCAATGGATGTCGTGGCATTGGTACAGGTACTAGTACAAATGTACTATGTTATCATCCAGGACAATTGATTGATTATTTGATTCAAAGATTAGAAGGATCCAATCATAAATTGGATTTGATTCCACATTATCGTGGATTTCAAGGAACCATCGAAGGAAAAGGAAAATATGTAATCAAGGGGTCCTATTCCAAAAAAGAATTGGTAGTTCACTTGACAGAATTACCAATTGGTGTATGGACAGTAGAATACAAAGAATATTTGGAATCACAGATTGGTGTTACAATCAAAGAATATAGCGATAATTCTACTGACAAAGTGGTAGACATGACAATTCGACTTTTGGCAGAATGTGACGTTGAAAAAGTATTAAAACTTACCACTACCCTTTCTACCAGCAATATGAATTTATTTAATGCAGAAGAACAATTGAAAAAGTATACAGAAATTCATGACATAATGGAAGAATTTTATGATGTTCGATATGCAATGTATGAGAAACGTAAAGTTCATCAATTGAAAGTATTGCGTGATACATTACATAAAGTAGAACAAAAAGTGAAATATATTCGTGCGGTATTATCAGGTAAACTTGATTTGCGAAACAAAAAACAAGAAGTACTATATGCAGAATTGGAAGCACAGAAGATTGACATGCGCGAAGAGTCGTATTCATACTTGACAAAGATGCCAATGGATAGTGTTACCAAAGAAAAAGTGGAAGCATTAGAAAAAGAGTTCAAGGAAATACAAGAGGAAGTGGCAAGATTAACAGCAATGACAGTAGAACAATTATGGATTCATGAATTGAAAGAATTGAATAAAAGAATATAGTATGAAAACAAAAAGAAATATTGTGAAATACAATAAAATATCGCGTAAACGAACCATAAAAGATAAATTCAATAGTCCAATATTTAGAATTTTTAACATAGAACCTGATGATCCTTCATGGGATTTTCATCTCGATAATGTAAAAAAAGCAAATGGTGAATATGTATTGATTAGTCCAATTCAACCAATCCATTCATACAATAACGAATGGTGGAGCAAATATCAACCATTATCTTATATTATTGAAGATGAAATGCAAATAAAATTAACTCATTTATGTAAAAAGGCAAGAAAAAGAAATATAAAAGTGATTGTTGATGTTGTTTGGAATCATACTTCTATTGTAATTTATAATGAAAAAACAAAATATAGATATAACAAAAAATATATTCCTGGTAAAGAAACAACACTACGTGAAAAAAAATATGAATGGTTCTCAGAAGGTTTACCTGATTTGAAAACAACATTGATGGAGATCAAAAAAGAAGGACGAACTGCAGTTCAACTAATGAGAAAATGTGGAGTAAGAGGATTCCGGATTGATGCATCTAACTATATAGATGATGATTTTTTTGACTTTGTTTTTGACGATTCGCCAACGAATGAATTACATTTATATGAAGTATGGATTGAAAATATTGACCCGTATGAATCATGGATGTTGGATAGAATGAAACATGATAAATGTCAGGTTGTTTTTTATGATATGAGTTCTTATTTTTATTTAAAAAATAATACATCTAAACAAGTCTTTCCACTTGTACCATCTCAATTTTCTATCAATGCGATTTTAAATCATGATTTTATATTACAATTTAAAAAAGATGATTCCAAATTATTGTACATGTATTTTTTATTATCATTGTTCACAGGGAATGATAAATATTTTTATTATAGTATTTTTACAGAAGATGATAGTTCCATTTTTTACAATAATTTACTTTTTAATTGGAATAATTATTTTAATACTGTAGAACCAATATTGAAAATCAAAAAAAATATGCCAAAAATAATAGGAACTATAGAAATGTTTAAATATGACACATCAAATAAAGCACCTTTATTAGTTGGATCTGTAGGTAAAAATTTTAAAATGTTGGTAAATGTAAAACACAATTTTGAAACTTCAGTAGATAGTATTCCTTGTAAAAAATTATTTGGTGAAACATTAGATAAGTTGACTTTGATGAATTTATTGAATGGTGAAAAATTACCAAAAAATAGAATCACTTCTGATTATATATCCGTTCCGGAATATTCATATTCATTTATTCACAACAAAAGTAAAATTCATGAAAAAATAAACATTATCATGTTTTGGTATCAAGGATATGATGAAATGCCTGAATGGGGTAAAAAGTCAATAGATATATGGTCTAAATATGAAAATTGTAAAATTAATTTTTTTGATAGAAAAAGTATAACTACTATACTTAGTAAAGAAGAATTAAGACATGTTGAAAAAATAGAAGAAAAAATAAAAAAACCATATGTGTATGCAACTTTATGTGATTATATAAGATGGGTTTTATTATTGAAATTGAAAGGTGGTGTATATATAGATTGTGATGTATATCCTTCTTCAACTTCTATTTATTTATTGAATTGTTTACATGAATATAATTATTTGATATTAGGAAAAGAACCATCGTCTTTCATCAATAATGCGATTATAGTCGCATCACCGAATACGTGCCCTATTATAAGTAAAATTGTTGATTTATTAGTTAAGAATATTTATGAAAAAGATTTGAATGCAACTATTGCCAAATACAATTATATGGATAATAAAAATCCATATTTTAATTGGACAATCAATAATACTGGACCATATTTTATAAAAAGTGTAATAGAAACACACTTCAAAGATAATGAAAATATAATTGTATTAGATAGTATTTGGTTGTATTCTACTTATTATAGAAAAGAAAAGATAAAAAATCAAAATTGCGGTGATGATATTGGTTTGATTCAACATTGTTATGCAGGGTCTTGGGTAAATTGAAAGTGAATAAAATAATATGTAATTGTATGAAAACGAAAAAGAGAGGTGGTGGTGTTAGATATAATGATGCAGAAAATAGATGGGTAATAAATGTGAAAGAACATTCACATCCGAATGTATTAGCTTATTCTAATGCAGAAGCACTTTTTTTTAATGATATTGATTGTAAAGATTATTATTTAGATTGTTATTCCGATAACGTATTAGAATACATCAGAGATATATTAACATTTGATGGAATACCCATATTAACAGATGGAAAAATAACACCTGGTATTACAAAAGAACAATTTAAACAAGTGTATACAAATCTAATAGTATGGTTAGCAAAAACATTAAAACAAAGTATTACCTATCGTGAAAATGAACAAAGAAGAATTGTAGAAATTGAAAAAAGTAAAGGATCATATGATGAGACAGAACAAACTATGATGACACATGACTTTGAAATACGTGTACGAAAAAAATTAATGAAAAACATTGATCATTTTTTAAAACCATATGAAAAAGTATTAGAAACACCAATCAAAGTTGCATCAAAACCAATTAGTTTCAAAGATCTGTATGATGACAGTAATGACTATGATGTATTATCTTATGTAGAAGAACAAAAAGACAAATTATCAACAGATGAAAAAACAAAAATAAAAGAAAGAAAAAAAGAAAAAACACGTAAAGTGAAAGTACCTGATGTATCAGAGAAAGTACCTGATATACCAGATAAAGTATTACATAGTGAAAGTGCAGAAATGTTACCTAAAGTACCAAAAAAAAATGACAGAGAGTATATTGAGCTAAAAATTAAATTACAAAAAGAAGTCAATCAATTAGATGTATTTAATTTAGAAAATTTTGTAATTAAAATGAATGACATTTATGAAAGGTCAATGTATCTTTCAGAAAGTGATAAATATATGTTTTTATTTATTAAATTACTTTATTCTTTACAATTATTCCTCGTAACAGAACGATTACTATTTATTTTGACTGAAAAAGGAAAACCTGAAACAAGATTGTATGAAATTAAAAATAAATTAACAGAACAAGAATTAAAATATTTATTTCACGTAAATAACGATCATGGAATACTTGATTTAAATGATTTATTTATTATTGCAACTGATGATTTAGTCGAGGAATTAATTCCAATGAAAATAACACAATTTGATGTAATATTTTATTATTTTTATCAATATTTGAATTTGTTGTCTTCCAATCCAGAAATGAAATTACCATTTATGGTAGATCATGTAAGAAAATTTCATGAGTACAAATATTTTTATGAAGAACGATTAAAAAAATTTTATAAACGAATTAAATATATTATTCAAAATAAAGATGTAGTTTACTTATTTGAGACAAAGTATGGTTTGTTCTTAAACAAAGCATGTGATAATTGTGGAAGAATACTTCCGTTGAAAAGTTGTATATGCCATAAAGTGTCTTATTGTAGTACAATTTGTCAAAAAGAACATTGGCCTGAACACAAAAAAGTACATAGTAAGAGTTAAAATTCCCGTTAAAATTCTGTTAAAATGGTATATCCTTGTTTATTGTAGAAGGCTCTTCTCTTTGCCCATTGATTTTGAAACGTTGGATGCGGATCCACAATATCAATTACTGTTGGTCTTTCATGTTTCACACGCAGAATCCGACCAACTGCTTGTGTAACATCTGTTTTGGGTGTAGCTAGAATTAGTGTAGTCAACGTTTTAATATCTAACGCTTCTTCTGCCATGGCATATGTTGCCAATACTATTTTTTTAGTTTCCGTTTCTTTCAATGCGGTTTGTTTCATACCTCCAACATAATATCCTACAGTACCTAAATTTCGATGTTCAATACCAGAATAAAGATAACTTAGTAATGCTTTAGTATGAGCTAATACCATGATTTGTCCGGTAGACGGCATTGTCAATAATTTACCAATAATTTCAAGAATACGATCTTTACGATCATTGTATTCACTCACTTTTTTAATCATACTGGTATAATTGGTTTCACCACGAAAATTCAGAATCACTTCATTGAAAGTTGTATCTGGTGTAGTATACATGATTTTATGAATGTATACTGTCGTACGTTCACGTTTTGCAGAATACACCACTTCTCCCAAAAATAACTTGAATACTTTAGTCAAACCATCTTTACGTTCCATTGTTGCTGAAAGACCCAACATATAAGGTGTGACAATATGGAAAAGGGCATTACTAAATACTTCGGCTGCAATGTGATGTGTTTCATCAATGATAGTAAACCCAAACCCTTCAAAGATTTCTTTGGGATACGTTTTCATTGAAATACTTTGAAGCATACCAATGACAATGTCTTTGTCAACATCCATTGTATCTCCTTGAATACGACCAATGGTTGCTGTAGGAAGAAATTCACGAATACGTTCCATCCATTGTTCTAAAAGAAATTCTTTATGAACAATGACTAGTGTTTTTTTTCCAATACGATGTATCAGGTGTAATGCAACAATTGTTTTACCAAAACCGCATGGTAATTCAAGTAGACCACATTTCGCTGCTAAAAAGGCATCGACTGCACCAATTTGTTCTGGACGAATCGACCCTACAAATGGAAGCTGAATTGTTTTTCCTTCTAAAATACGTGAAGGTGCATCTCCATAAACAGACAAACCATAAAACCTTGGTACATACATTTTATGTGGAGATTCGCGCCATGCCTTGAATTCTTTATCATCGCCATATTCTTGACGAACTTTAAAGGTAAGTTTTCTACATAATTCATGATGTTGAATGGGAGTCAATAAATCTTTAGGAATGGTGTAGCCTTTTGAACCAAGAAACATTTTTTCTAGAATCAATAGAAAAGAAAAGTCAATTTTAAAAAAAATAATAACCTAAACTATGAACCTTTTACATGGCATTGTTCTTGTTTTACTATGTGCTATTATATTGATGGATGTGAAATTACCACCTTCTATTCAATCCTTAGGGAAAGTACCCGTATCTATCACATTATTGTTTCTTGTTTTTTATTTATTTACAAAATCACCTATTTTAGGAGTAATTGGTCTTGTTGCTGCATATCAATCCATGCAAAGTAACATGATACGATATATACAACCACAATTACCTACTGATGGTGAATTTACACCCCAAAATCAATTTCAAGAAACATTAGAAGAAGAAGTGGTTCAAAATATAGTACCCATGGTAACACAAAGTCCAGTCCATTTAAATTTTAAATATAATTCAGAGAATACGCATTCTGCGGAGCTTCTTTGATTTTTTCTTTCCTCCTTTATTAAACATATCCATTAAATAATCTATTTCTTTTTCTTCTGAAGCAGACGCACGTCTAGTTTTTGGCGGTGTTTTAAGTTTAGGATCTGTTTCATTGGTTGAATCTGGTACTGCTGTTTTCAATGCTGTTGCTAAATCAAAAATTTCTCCTTCTGTAGATTGATTCCATGTAAATGGTTCACCTTCATCTGAACTATGTACTTGTCCAATTTTTTCAGTAAAAATAGGTGTAGTAGATCGAAATCTATGATCTAATAAAGTAAACAGTTGGTGTATCTGCTTATCATAATGTATGTATCCAGGTGTTCCAAGTGGATATCTATCTCTATATTGATATGCGTGTCGAATATTTCTTAGTATAGGGCCAGCTATTGTATAGCTTAATTCATGTGCTTCTCTTAGTTCATTTGCCATACTCATTTAAACAGATAATTATTTAAATGAGTATGAGAGTTCCGTTTGTTGGTTTTTTATTGAAGTCATCCATCAAACGAACCATTCCTTATGCGATACCTTATTCTTATATGATTCAAGAAATAAAACATCATCAAGTAGAACAAGTAAAAATTGTACCTGAAAATACGATTATAGCTCGTCTAGTAGATGGAACTACCCAATCTTCTATTTTTCCGTCTGATGCTTCTTTGACACAATTACTAGTAGATAATGATGTTCCATTTGCAGTAGAACCAAGACAACCTGATGTATTGGCTACGATTGCAAACATTGCTTTACCTTTGTTTCTTTTGTTTTCATTTTTCAATGCACGAAATCCAATGGATATGATGAAAACAAAATCCATTCAAATGGAACCTACTGGTGTGACTTTTGCAGATGTAGCTGGTTGTGATGGTTCGAAATTTGAATTACAAGAAGTGGTTGATTTTTTAAAACATCCTGAAAAATATGAAGCAGTAGGTGCAAAAGCACCTCGTGGCGTATTGATGGAAGGACCACCTGGTACAGGTAAAACATTGTTGGCAAAAGCAGTTGCAGGAGAAGCAGGTGTTCCATTCATATCTGCTTCCGGTTCTGAATTTGTTGAAATGTTTGTAGGAGTAGGAGCAAGTCGTATTCGTGATTTATTTTCAAAAGCAAAAAAAAATGCACCTTGTATTGTATTCATTGATGAAATTGATGCAGTGGCTAAAAAGAGAGGTGGTACGATTGGTGGACCACGAAGTGGTGGAAACGATGAACAAGAACAAACGTTAAATCAATTGTTGACGGAAATGGATGGTTTCAATGGAAATACAGGTGTAGTAGTTATTGCTGCGACCAATCGCGCAGATGTCTTGGACAATGCATTGCTACGTCCTGGACGGTTTGATCGACGTGTTCCAGTAGATTTACCTGATCGTAATGGTAGAGAAGCCATTTTAAAAGTGCATTCAAAAACACGACCATTGGATAAAAGTGTAGATTTACAAAAGGTAGCTTCACAAACCATTGGATTTAGTGGTGCATCTCTTGCAAATCTATTGAATGAAGCATCTATTTTTTCTGCACGTAGAAATCAAACTACCATTTCTATGAAAGAAATCGAAGATGCATTTGATCGTATTACGATAGGTATTGCCAAACCGCAAATTCTACAAAAAAAAGAATTAGTCGCTTATCATGAAGCAGGACATGCGATTATGGGTATATTGGCTGGATATGAAGTATCTAAAGTAACCATTCTTCCAAGAAGTCAAGCAGGTGGATTTACATTATTTGTACCACCAGAAGACGATATGTATACCAAGGCTTATTTAGAATCACGTATTCAAGTAGCATTGGGTGGTAGAATTGCAGAAGAAATTGCATTTGGCATAAACAATAGTACTACGGGAGCATCGGCAGATTTTCAATCCGTTGCAACATTAGCGAAAACAATGGTAACACAATGGGGATTTTCTGAAAAACTTGGAACGGTTGCATGGGAAAATCCATCAGAAGCGACACAAGAATGGATTGACATAGAAGTACAAACGATTGTACAAAAAGCATACATAACTTGTAAAGAAACCTTGACAAATCATTGGGGGTTAGTCAAACGACTAGTAGATGCATTGTTGATAGAAGAAACGGTTGATTCAAAACGATTGATGGAAATTATGAACGTCTAGTTTTCATTCGTCTTTTTGAACGTTTTGTTTTACCACCGAAATATTTATTTATATTACGAGAAATCGAACGTGCATGACCTGGTGGTAAATTTTTTACAACTGCTAATCTAGCAATACTACTATTTAATTTATGTTTTAACTCACGATATTTTTCAGGAACATCTATGTTACGATCTATTAAACCTTTTATAAATTCATAATTGAATAAAGAAGGATTTACGTATTGTAATGCATTTACGTTTCTTTGAATGACATCCAATATAACTGGTATATTTGTACAATAACGAATTGCTCCTATACTGTTTTGTATTGCGTCTTTTTCGATATCTGGATCACCTTGTAATCTTGAATATCGAAGTACCATACCATTTTGTTGAACAGCAGTTGATACAACTTCTCTGTCTTCTTTTAATTCATCTGAAGCAAATTCAAGTGAATACCCATTTTGTCTCACAGCATTTAATACAACATCTTTATCTGCTTTTAATTCATCTGAAGCAAATTCAAGTGAATACCCATTTTGTCTCACAGCATTTAATACAACATCTTTATCTGCTTTTAATTCATCTGAAGCATATTGAAGTGAATGCCCATCTTGTCTCACAGCAGACAACACAACTTCTCTATCGGCCTGAAATTGTAGCGCATATATAAGTGCATCCCCGTTTTGTCCGACAGCACTTAATACAACATCTTTGTCTCCCTTAACTTCTGGAGAAGCATATTGAAGTGAATACCCATTTTGTTTAACAGCAGTGAGTACAACTTCTCTATCTGCTTTTAATTCAGGTGAAGCATGTCGAAGTGCCATACCATTTTGGCGAACAGCAATTGATACAATATCTTTATCTGCCTTAAGTTTCGGAGAAGCAAAATAAAGTGACCAACCATTTTGGCGAACAGCAGTGAGTACAACTTCTCTATCTGCCTGAAGTTCTGGAGAAGCATATTCAAGTGCTTGCCCATTTTCTGTTACAGCAGTCAATACAACAGGTTTCTCTCTCTTAAGTTGAGGTGAAGCAAATCGAAGATCATCCCCATTTACTGTCACAGCAGCCAATACAACTTCTTTATCTCCATGAAATTGTGGAGCAAATCCAAGTGACAAACGATTTTGTCTCACTCTATCTAAAATATCTTGTCTATCCATAATATATTCAAATATTTTACGAACGTCTAGTTTTCATTCGTCTTTTTGAACGTTTTGTTTTTGGTTTACCACCAAGAAATTTTGTTATTTCAGATAAATTATCACGTGATAATTTGCTCTTTTCTACTACAGAACTAGCCATGTATTTTTCAACGTTTCTTTTTAAATGAGGATAATTATTTGGAACAACTATATTGTAACGTACAATCCCTTCTATAAAATCTTTTTGTTCAAATAATTCAACATTTACATATTCCAAAGCTTGTATGTTTAATTTTAGAATATTCAATATAGCTTTGACATTTTTGCAATAAGATAATGCCATTATATTATTACGAATCGCTTCTGTACATAGTTGTTCATCTTCTTTTAATGCGTCTGACGCATATCTAAGTGAAAGTCCATCTTGACGAATTGCAGCTAAGACAATTTCTTTGTTTGCTTTTAATTCTTCTGATGCAAATCTTAGGGCGTATCCTTTGTTTTGTACCGCACTCATTACAACGTCAGCATCTCCTTGAAAATATGGTGTATAGCGAAGAGCAGTTCCATATTCTTTTACTGCAATCATAACAACTTCTTTGTCTTGTTGTAATGCATCTGAAGCAAATTCAATTGCATCACCTTGTTTTGCCACTACACTCATAACAAAATCCCTATCTGATTTTAATTTATTGGAAGCGTATTGAAAAACATCCCCAGTAAGTCTTAATGATGCCAAAACAATTTCTTTATCATCTTTTAATTCATCAGAAGCAAATTCAAGAGAATACCCGTTTTGTTTTACTGCTGTCATGACAATCTGTCTATTTCCTTGAAATTCTGGAAACGATTGGAGATCCCTACCATTTTTGCTCACTCTTATTAAAACGTTTCTATCCATAATATAATTAAATATTTATAAACGTCTAGTTTTCATTTTTCGTAAATTTCCTTTTTTCATAGTACGACTTCTTTTCATAGAACGATTCGTTCGTTTTGTTTTAAATGAACCACCTTTGGGTAAGTAATCTCTTATTTCCCCAAAATTATCAGGTAATAATTTATGTTTGTTGGATATTTTGTTAAACGTGTATTTTGCAACTTTACTTCTCAACTTGGAATAATATTTACCTACAAAAGCCTCAGGAATACTTAAATTGTGACGTGCTAAACCTTCTACGAATTCATCATTGAATAAACTAGTATTTACATATCGTAATTTATCTATGTCTCTTGTAATGACAGATAATACGACTTTCATGTTTTTACAATAACGAACGGCTTCTAAATTATTTTGTACTGCAAATCTTTCTATTTCTACATCACCTTGAAATGTTGTTGCATATTGAAGAGCCAATCCATCCTGACGCACCGCAATTGAAACGATTTCTCTATCTTTTTGAAAATCAGGTGCAAATTCAAGGGAACGTCCATTTTTTTCAACGGCAACAGCTACAACATTTTTATCACTTTTGAATTCATCTGCATATCTAAGTGCATTGCCATTTAATTGTAAAGCTTCTAAAACAAATTCTCTATCTGTTCTTAATTCATCGGAAGCATATCTAAAAGCTTCTCCGGTTGAATGTACCGCAGCTAAAACAACTTCACGATCTTCTTGAAACGCTGGTGCAATATGAAGTACCAATCCATCATTTTTTACAGCATTTAAAACTACATCTTTGTCACTTTGAAATGCTGGTAAATAATATAGAGCACGTCCATTTAGTTGTACTGCATGTAAAATAAATTCTTTGTCTTCTTGTAATTGAGGGGAAGCATATCGAATAGCTGGTCCATTTTCTCTAATTGCAGTTAAGACAACATCTCGATTTCCTTTAAGTTCTTGAGAAGTAAATTCAATCGCGCCACCATATTTTTCTAGTGCGATCAAAAGGAGATCTTTGTCTTGTCTTAATGCATCGGAAGCATATTGAAAAGCACGTCCACTTGAACGCAACGCTCTTGTCACAACTGCTCTATCATTTTTTAGTAAAGGTGAAGCAAACTGTAATGAATCACCATAACGAGATACCGCTTCTAAAACAATTTCTCTATCATTATGAAAAACAGGTGCAAATTCAAGACCATTATATCCATGTGTTTTTACAGATTCTAATACGACATCTCTATCTCCCTGAAGTGCTGGAGCATATTGAAGAGCAGAACCATTCTCTCTAACTGCAGTTAAGACAACATCTCTATCTGCCTTAAGTTCATCAGAAGCAAATTGAAGAAGTCCACCATCGTACGCTACCGCAAGTAAAACGACATCCTTGTCTCCTTGAAATTGTGTTGCAGATTCAAGTATATCACCGTAGGCGGATACAGCAACCAAAACGATTTGTTTATCCGCTTGAAGTTCTGGTGAAATGTATTGAAAAGCATCTATACCTTTTTCTAAAGCAATCAAAACGATTTCTTTATTTGCTTTAAGTTCTGTAGAAGCATATTGAATTGCATCACCATCTTTTCTAACAGCAATCAGTACAACATCTTTATCTGCCTGAAGTTCCGGAGAAGCAAACTGAAGTGCATAAGGATTTTCTTCTACTGCGGCTAAAACAACCATTCTATCACGTTGAAATTCTGGAAACGATTGGAGATCCATTCCATTTTCTTTTACTCTTTCTAAAACATCTTTTTTATCCATAATATATTTCAATATATTTTACCACAATAATTGATCTGCATAATAACCTGGTGTTCCTTTTCGTGTACGATCTTTTTTATGTCGCATCTTGTACAATTCACGACGTTTGGTAGCATACACTTTTCCTTTTACTTTTTGATAGGTAGGATAATCCATCATTCCTTTGGCACCTACAGAGGCTATTTTTTTACCTTTGAATACATCTATCTTTTTAGTTGGATTGGTAGATGGTTTCACGGTAACACCTAATCGTTTTGCTTGTTTGTACGTATAAGGTGTAATGGAATAACCACCAAGAAATTCTTTTGTTGATACAAAATCTTTATCTGACTGAAGTTCCGGTGAAACTAAACGAAGTGCTTCCCCATCTTTTCTCACTCTTTCTAAAATATCTTGTTTATCCATAATATATTCAAATATTTATGAACGTCTAGTTTTCATACGTCTTTTTGAACGTTTTGTTTTACCACCGAAATATTTATTTATATTACGAGAAATCGAACGTGCATGACCTGGTGGTATATTTTTTACAACTGCTAATCTAGCAATACTACTATTTAATCTATGTTTTAACTCACGATATTCTTCAGGAACATCTATATTACGATCTATTAAACCTTTTATAAATTCATAATTGAATAAAGAAGGATTTACGTATTGTAATGCATCTACGTTTCTTTGAATGACATCCAATATAACTGGTATGTTTGTACAATAACGAATAGCTTTTACATTATTTTGTGTTGCGACTGTTTCAATATCTTTATCTCCTCTTAGATCTGGTAAAACATATTCAAGATTGTAACCATTTTGTAAAGCAGTCAACACAACTTCTTTATCTGCTTTTAATTCATCTGAAGCATAATAAAGTGTGTTACTATTTTGTTCAACAGCCGCTAACACAATTTCTTTATCTCCCTTGAGGTGTGGAGAAGCATATTTAAGTGACAAACCATTTTCTTTCACAGCATTCAACACAACATCTTTATCTCCCTTGAGGTGTGGAGAAGCATATTCAAGTGCACTTCCATTTTGTTTAACAGCCTCTAATACAACATCTTTATCTTCCTTAAGTTCTGGAGCATATCGAAGTGCAGTTCCATTTTGTTTAACAGCCTCTAATACAATTTCTTTATCTACCTTGAGGTGTGGAGAAGCATATTCAAGTGCAGTTCCATTTTTTTTAACAGCCTCTAATACAACATCTTTGTCTCCCTTAAGTTCTGGAGAAGCATATCGAAGTGCATAGCCAATTTGTTTAACCGCAGTTAATACAACTTTTTTATCAGCCTTAAGTTCAGGTGAAGCATATTCAAGACCATTACCATTATGTCCAACAGTAATTAACATAAATTGTTTATTGGATCGTTGTTCTTGTGTTGCATTCATACTATTTACGTAGAAAATATCACAAATACAAAATTCTAGTATAGTATGAAATTAATCTCTTTATTATTTCCGTTGATGAATTTAAGAGATATTGATCTTGAATTGGCAAGACTTCGAATGAAAACGGGTATGTTGTTAAGAAAAAAACAAGATGTATTGAAAGAACGGACTGGAATGGATTTTCATAATGAAACTCATATTGAAAAATATTTAAATTATTCTTTTACGCATCCAGAACCTTTTTCACAAAGTGAACTGAAAAGTGAACATTTTGAAGTGATTCAACAAAAAGACTTTACGTTCAAACAAGTTGGTGGCCATGATACCATCAAAGAAGAATTGATGCAATGTTCCGACGTGTTACTTCATTATGAAAAATATTCAAAATACAATGTACGTGCACCTAAAGGTCTTATTTTAGAAGGACCACCTGGAAATGGTAAAACTTTATTGGCCAAAGGATTCAGTGGTGAATTAAATGTTGGATTCATTCCAGTATCTGGTGCCCAATTTCAAGAAAAATATGTAGGAGTCGGCGCTGCAAGAGTTCGTGAATTGTTTGAATTAGCAAAAGAAAATAGACCATGTATCATTTTTATGGATGAAATTGATGCCATTGGTCGAAAACGTAAAGATGGTGATTCCCAAGATCACGATTCTACCTTGAATGAATTGTTAGTAAATTTAGATGGGTTTAAATCTACCAATGGAATTTTTTTAATGGGTGCAACCAATCGTATGGATTTATTAGACGATGCACTCATACGTCCTGGAAGAATTGATAAAAAAATATTTGTTGGAAATCCAGATAAAAAAACAAGAGAAGCCATTTTAGCCATTCATTTAAAAGGTAAACCTTACCAATTTCCAATGACAACGTTAGTAGAAATGACCAATGGATATTCCGGCGCTCAATTAGAAAATTTATTAAATGAAGCCATGTTGTATGCCTTGAGACAACACCGTGAATGTATTACCATGCAAGATATTGAATTGATTTCCAATCGTATGTTGGTAGGATTTCAATCGACAGAACATGTAGTTACCAAAGAAACATTGTACCAAGTAGCAGTTCATGAAATGGGGCATGCTTTGATTGGTCATTTTACCAATAAAAAATTAATCAAAGTCACCATTAATTTATGGTCACCTACCAGTTTGGGGTACACTTTATTTGAACCCAGTTCTTCTTTGTTGATTACCAAAGAATATTTGATGCATGAATTAATGATGTTATTAGGAGGTAGAATCGCAGAAGAAATTGTATGTCATAGCATGACTACAGGGGCAACCCATGATTTTTTACAAGCAAAGAAATTAGCTGAAAAAATGGTAATTGAATATGGAATGGGAAATCATGCGATGATACCACATGGTTCAGATCGGTATCGTGAATTGATTGATGTAGAAATCGATACGTTGTTAGATACGGCATATCAAAATGCAAAAACCATGTTACTTAAAATAGAGCCATTGTTAAAAAAAGGTGCCGACATTTTGATGAAAGATCACGTTTTGAAAGAAGAAGATATAGGAAAAAAATGTAGTGAATAATTATGGAAAGATTCTCAGAACGAATTCAAACGTTGATACAAAATGCTTTAAACAATAGATTCATTACACAAAATGATGTCAATCGATTGGAGGAAGAGGATATAGAAGAAATAGAAACATTTGGAACAATGGATGAATTATCGGAATACATATTTCATCGATTTCACGAAACACCCGAACAAAGAGACGCTCGTATAGAACAAGAACGCCAAGTACGTGAAAATGAAATAAATATTTTAAGGGCAACGCCACTAGGACAAGAACTTCAAGAGGCTAACAACAATGTGGAAAATCTAAGACGTAGACAAGGTGGTCTTAAATTGCAAAGACATAAAAGTAAAAGAAAACGTACAAAAAATCTAAAAAAAAGACGTAAATCACGTAAAAATTGAAAAGAATAATAATAATTGGTAAAATGCAAAAAATTATTGAAAAAGCAACCGATGCCCTTTCTTTAAAGTATGGATTCAATGCATCCGAAGCCAAAGAATTTTTGAATCCAACCGATTTTTATACCAAAGATATTTTAAAAGAACAATTCGACATTCATAAGGAATATACTTTGAAACGCATGAAAGTAAAACATTTAGGAGTAAGAATGCCGAATATGCCTGAAGATATTAGTGAAAATATGATCAAATTTGCGCTTTGTTCTAGAGGTAATTTTACTAGATGGAATTGTAAAGGCGATCTTCTTTCAGATACGGAAGGTGTTCAAGAATGTAAATGTTTTACTAGTGACGGACCAAGTAGTTTTACCCCTTCTTCGGAATGGAATGTGATTTATTTCTTAGATGCAAGACAATGGTTACAAGATCACTTTATTCTCTATAAAGTGAACATGAAAAATACGTCCAACGAATGGAAAGAATTAAAAATGAATAAAATAGAATCGTTTCAAGATAAATGCAAAAAAGGACAAAGACCACGTATTACATGGAATGAATTATATCCTCAGATACGCAATAAAACAGAACTTGTTGTAGAAGGTTCTTTTGATGAATTGGTAATCTGAATTATGAAATGAATGGTTTAACACGATCTGCTATCAATTGTACAACTGGTAAGGATACTGCATTTCCTGCTAATGTATATAACTTGGAATCGGATAAAGATGGTAGTACATAAGATGATGGAAATCCTTGTAAATTAAAACATTCACGTGGAGTTAATTTTCTTATTCCCTTGTCATCCAATATAATAGGAACATTGTGTCCACCTGTACCCATGTTTGCCGTCAAAGTAGGACATTCACCACTTTTATTTTCACGTACGTAAACGCGACGATATTGATAAATTGTATCTTTTTTTACAACATTCGCAGATACTAAAGGCCATGTCGTAGACGTTGGTTTGTAATAATATTTATCAGGAACAATCTTTTCCAAAAATTCTGAGATAGGTTTCTTTGGAATTGTTGGAAAATTCAAATCAAAATCATGTTTTGTTTTGAATCCAACAATATAAATACGTTCACGATGATGAGGAATACCCGTAATTTCTGCCGTATTCAATACTTTATAATGAAGATGATAGCCTTTTTTTTCCAATTGTTCTCGAATGATGGTAAATGTTTTTTTATCATCATGGGTTAATAAATTTTTTACATTTTCTAATACGATACATTTTGGTTGATGATATTCTAAAATTTCTAGTATTTTCCAAAATACGTTCGAACGTTGATCATCAAACCCTTCACGATTACCTGCAATACTAAAAGGTTGGCATGGAAAACCGCCAGTCAATATATCATGTGGTGGAATGTCTTCTACACGAACTTCATTTAAATCTTTCATGGTAAGTTTATGTGAAAAATTCGCATCATAAATACTTTTCGAAGCAGGTGAAAAATCATTGGCATATACCGTATTTCCAAATACAAGACTGAATGCACCCGTACCAGCAAATAAATCAATTGCCATTTATATTGTATTATGTAATAAAATCAATTTTTAATTCGTTTTCTTGTTTTTTTACCACCTATAGGTCCTTGATTCCAAACAACTCCTTTATTATTCAAATCCGTTGCAACCGTTTCTGTTTTATAACGTTTATTCAAACATTCTGTAAAATTTTCATCACTTAATAATGTTTCAGCATCTTCACCTCTATAATCACGACATCCATATACATGTAATAGGGTTTCACCTTTTACACATACTGTTTGAAAAGAATGTACAAAATCATGAAGCCAATTCGATGCAATGTTTACACGATTTGCATGTACATTTTTTAAATTTTTAGATCAGTAATTAATTGTAATATCTTATAATTGTTGATAAAATTTTTACTACCAGGATTTTCAACAAAAAAACGATCTACTTCTTTCCAATTATTTTGTGTTATATTTGTCAACAATGGTTCAAATACATGAAATGGATCCATAATATGTTGTAATGTTGCATTCTTAGATACATATTTTGTTTCTGGATAATTTTGTAATTCCATTCTTTATAGTATCTATTTTAGCAAAATGTTTATCTATACTATGTTGGTATGGATCTTATTATTAGCTTATGTCGTAGATACGTATTATGACAATAAATATTCTAAACAACTCTTTTCCTATAAAAAACAATTTAAATTAGCCATGATTGTATTTGGTATCTTTTCTTTTTACATGTTTACTAAAAAAAATCCTGGTCAATCTAAAACGTTTATGCAACATTTGAATGGTGTTATACGATACATGCCGATTGACAAAGATGCAAAAGATATGATGACACCTTTTTTTTCGTCTAGTGAACAAAGAATTATGACTTCCGGTGTAGAAGCAACTTCTAGAAGTGTAAGTGGCACAAAAAAGAAATATGTGGCGGCACAACAAGGATGGAAATGTAACGATTGTCAATCACAATTAGATGCATGGTTTGAAGTAGATCACAAAACAAGATTGGCAGATGGTGGATCCAACCATATTGATAATTTAGTTGCTTTGTGTAGAAATTGTCACGGTAAAAAAACGACCTTTGAAAATTTGTAAAATTATGCAATCATTGTACATTAAAAATAAAAAATATTTAAATAATCAGTATTACTATGATTGTTTTCGTTATTCTTTATTTGATTCTATGGATCATGATATCTTCATTTTTTTATAAATTTTCAACTAATGATAGAAACATATTTTTATTTATGATATTACAATTAAGTGCTTTGATTTGTTTTTTGTTGTGTGTATTTTATAGTCCTTGGAATCATGCTTTACAAAAAGATGTGAATGATACCAAAAAAAAATATGATAAGATCAAAGAAAATACTGAATCAACTTATCAAAATCAAATCAAAGCATTTTGGATAGATGCTTTGAATCAACAAAATCGTTATTATTTATTTGCATTTATGACTCTTACACTATTACCTTTTTTTTACTTTTTCTTTTATATCATTAGTCATAGTGTTCAAGAAATAGACATATTTATCAATGATTCTTTGATTTTTTTGTTATTGATGATTAGTTTATTTTACAATGCTATGATATTATTTCTCTATACTATAAGTAATAAACAATGGTTATTTATTACTATACCTATATTCATTTTCTTTTTTGTGGGAATACTTTATTATTATCAAAAAAAATTTCCTCCTTGGATATCATTTGGATATATTGTTCTAGCTATTATAGAATCTATTTTTGTTTTTTCTAAATTAGCTTATTATTGGTGTTTGATACCATTGTTACCTTTTTTATTTACTTTGATCCCATTTCTTTATGGCACTATCTAAAAAACCTTTCACATAAGATACTTTTGGATGCAATGGATCACTTGGACTATTCAACATGTGAATAAATTCATTATTTATTTGTATTTGTCCATAACATATATCATCTTTATAATGAAAAAAATGATTTTCATAAGGAAGAGGACCTGCATTTGATATTTCCTGAAAAGGATACATCATATCAATCGAATCTCGAAACCAATATTGTTTTTTGTTTAGTTTTTTTTTAGATATAAAACATTCCCATAAGTTTCCACCTGTATCAAACCCACCTTCTTGGTAACGACAAGGTCTCCAATCCATTTCTTCGTCTTTTACAAATTCATATTTGAAAAAAGATAACCAAGGATGAATGACCCATGGACCATCTATTACATCCTCTACGTGTAAAGTTGGACTTTGACAATTATCCACTTCAGAAACATCACCCCACATACCATGTTCATCTAGAAAAGAGATTATGTGGAATGGTTTGAATAAAAACATATCTTGATCTAAAAAAGCAAAATAAGAAGGTTTACGTTGTTTGATAATATTATGAAAAACATAATTTAATTTTGTACCAAGTAATTTGGATTTTCTATCTCCATCGACATTTTCTAATTCATTTGGTATCATAAGAAGTTCAGTATTTGTCTCTTCACATAATTGTTTCAATTGGTTAGATAATTCGGGACTGGTTCCACAATTTGAATCCAAAAAAATAATTTTGAAAGGATCTTTACAAAAAAGAGGTATTGTTTTTAATTGATACTTAGCACAAAATAAATTTTTATAAATTAAAATGTAAAATTCAATCATACAATGTTGTAGTGATACTGTTTAAGTTTATTTACATATAAGTAAAGCCATCAATTGAATTGCTAAATCGTCAGGTTTTTTGAGTTGAGAAACCAGTGTTTCGATGGAATGTATAGCCATGACAATTTTGTAAAAAAGTGGATTGAAACTGGCATTATATTTTTTTAATTTTGTATTTAATTCATAAAAATTATAAACGGAAAAAGAATGTTGAATTTCCATTGTTTTTTGATAAATGTGTACAATAAATGATTTGATATCTTTCATTTGATTTTCCGTGAGTGAACCACATACAAATTCCATGGTATGATCTGCGGATGAGTCATAATCATGTAAAATTAACCCTTTCACCAATTCATATATGTGACTTGTTTGATCAGGTGATAATTGAATCACAAATCCAAAATCAATGATGCCTAATGCATTTTTTTGAAATAATAAATTTCCTACATGAAGATCACCATGAATAAACCCATGATGTGTTAATAAATGTAGTACCATTTCCAACAAATGACTGATAGAAGTTTGTATTTCATTTTCAGTCAACATCGACATCACTGTATGTTCCATTTTTGTCATCACAATTTGTGTTTCATTACATTCGGATTCCAACAATGTAGGTGTTTGGATGAATGGATAAGATGCAATCGATTGAAAACGTTTATGATTTTCTACTTCTTGTAAATAATCCAACTGAGTCAAAAAACTATCTTTGATTTCTTTGAATGCAAGAAGAAATGTGGGAATGGGATAAATCCAATGAATCCATCCCAAATACCATTCTAAGGAATGAATACTCGTCTCGATACGTTCTTCAATATGTTTACGTTTTGTTTTTATAACTACTTCTTTATCATCGATTGTACTTTCATATACAATGGAAATAAGACCGGATCCTATTATTTTTTTAACTGGAAAAGTTGGATCAAATTCTTCCGTTGAAAATGGTATAGAATGTACGGAAGAAAATAAATATTTACCTGATAAAGCTTGAAAAAATTTAGTATACAATACATTTACTTGGATACATCTTCGCCAAAAAGATTCATAATTTATTTTTTTATTCCAAATACCTTTTGCAGTTTCACTTATTAAAATTCCAATAATTTTAAGAAATTCCATAACTAGGTTAATGATAGATTCTTTATACCTTTTTGAAAATAAATCGTAAGGGATGGATTGAATATAAAAAAAATCGAAATAGAAATAAAGTATAGTTATAGTACAAATGAATACGTATCTGGCTTCACACCAATCCAAAGATAAATCAGAGTGCACCCACACTCGTATTCCAAGTCCAGAACATAACGTTTACGGAGGGTCGTATCATATTTCTGATTTATCTTCGTTTTATCCCATCTATGTCAAGCATGTATTTGTAGATGGTCAAGATGAACATTTGACTGAGAAACAATTAGAATGTGGTCCTTTAGGAATTGATTTAGATTTTCGTTATGCAGAGGCAAAACGAATGTATACACCTGACCACATTGTAGATTTTCTTGATATTTTGTTTGAAGAACTTCACAAACTATTTCATATTCAAGAAACATTTCCAGTTTATATATTTGAAAAACCGGATATCAATGTAACACCTACTATGATCAAAGATGGGATTCATATGATTATTGGATTGAATATGGAAACAACCACAAAAACAATGCTTCGCAATCGTCTTTTGAAAAAGATGAATATTTGGAATGATTTGCATTTGACAAATGATTGGGATTCTGTTTTGGATGAAAATGTATTCAAAGGCTTGACGGCATGGCAATTGTACGGATCAAAAAAACCTGGTCATCAATCCTACAAGTTAACAGACGTCTATACATGCGAACATCATGGTGAAGACTATGAAGTGCACAAATCAAATGATCCTTTTCCAATTCAAACAGAATTTTACAAATTGACGATTCGAAACATTCAACATGAAACACCTAGTTTAAAAGATGAATTCAAAGCAGAATATGAACATAGTAAACAGAGAAAACGTCTTCGTATTGTAAATGACGCACCATCGGGTGAATTTTCAACACCGAATGCATTGAACAAAGAATTAGACCGTCTCTTTTCTACTCTCAATGTAACTGAATACATGGTACAAGAAGCTCATTTATATGCCATGTGCTTACCTGCACCTTACTACGATGAGTATTCAAAATGGCAACGTGTAGGATGGGCATTAAAAAATACAGATTATCGTCTTTTTCCTAGTTGGATAAAATTTAGTAGTCAATCTACAAAATTCAACTTTTCTGATATTCCAAATTTAAAAAAGCAATGGGATAGTTGGCGTCCCAATGATGAAATGTTGACTATACGTTCTATTATGTTTTGGGCTCGTACGGAGAATCAAGAAGAATATGAAAAAATCAAAGAAAAAAGTGTAGACATGGCTTTGGAAGAAGCTATACGTGATACATGTACCGAATTTGACATTGCAACCATTTTGTATCAACTTTACAAGGATTCATTTGTTTGTGTAGACATTAAATCTGCAAGATGGTTTCAATACGTGAATCAAAAATGGGAAGAAACAGATTCGGGAACAGAATTACGAAAACAAATTACTAATATCAAAGGTCTTTATGGTATTTTCTCTAAAAAATTATTTCAAGTAGGACAATTAGTCAATGCATTGTCTGCAACTCCTGATGATGAACGTTACAAACCATTGAAGAAAAAACATGACAAAATTCATAGTATCATGGTGAATATGTTGAAAAAAAATGCATCGAAGATTATGATGGATTGTTGTCACATCTTTTACGTAAAAGATTTTATGGATCTATTGGATAGTAAAAATCATCTATTGTGTTTCAGTAATGGAGTGGTTGATTTTTCAACCAATACATTTCGTAATGGTCTACCAGAAGATTACACACACAAATGCACCAGAATTCCTTATATTCCAATCAAAGAAGCAAATCCAAACGTAATTCAAGAAGTAAACACTTTTATGGATCAATTGTTTCCAGACAAGGAATTGCGGGATTATATGTGGGACCATTTCGCATCGATTTTGATTGGTAGAAATTCAAACCAAACATTCAACATTTATATTGGTGGTGGTCGTAATGGTAAATCCATGATGATTGAATTATTAAGTGGTATGTTGGGAGATTACAAACAAACATTACCCATTAGTTTGGTAACTGGCAAACGAGGAAACATTGGTGCGGTAAGTCCTGAAATTGCAAATTTGAAAGGTGTACGTTATGCAGTGATGCAAGAATCATCCGTACATGATAAAATCAATGAAGGACCAATGAAAGAATTAACCGGCGGAGATGCGATTCAATCACGTGCTCTCTACAAAGCACCAACCACATTTATTCCACAATTCAAATTAGTCATGGCGACAAATAATTTACCGGGAATGGATGGGAAAGATGAAGGTACATGGCGTCGTATTCGTGCCTGTGAATTCAAATCTTACTTTTGTGAAGAACCAGATCCAACTTCTAAATATCAATTCAAAGTAGATAAAAATTTGAATGAAAAATTTGAATCTTGGAAACCAGTGTTTATGAGTTTATTGGTAGAAAGAGCATTTATCACAAAAGGAAATGTAGTTGATTGTAAAATGGTCTTGGTTCATTCAGAAAAATACAGAAAGGATCAAGATTATTTGTCCTCTTTTACTAAGGATTGTATTCATGTGAATCCATCAGGCGTCCTTCGAGAATTGGATTTGTACGACAAATTTAGTGAATGGTGGAAATTGTTACACGGCAAAAATGTACCCAAGGGAAAAGAATTATTTGATTATGTTAATAGAATTTATTCCAATACAACTTCCGTTACAAAAAAAGGAACGGTATGGTATGGTCTTCAAGTTCTTCAAGAAGAAGAACCTATAGATTTAATTTAGACTTTATGTGAGTAATGGATAATTCCAACAATTTTATTTCACTTTCCAATGAAGTAACCGCATCTATATCATGGGCTAAATAAGACGCATCTGTACAAATTGGTTTACATTGTGATTCACACTTGTCAGTACATGATTTTTCACAAGGTGCTAATGAAGAATTACTAAACCAATTGAATCCACCTCTTGTACGTTTAGTTCTTTTTTTACGTCTTTTTGTTCCACCTTTTTTTAATTTATGAAGAATTTGACGATCATATCCATCTAAACCTAAAGAATGATCAATCAAATAACGGATACGTTTTTGTTCGTATTCTTTTTCTTTAGATTCCATAACTTTTAAATATTCTCTTAATTTGTTTCTTTTTTCTTTCAATCTATCCATTGCAGTTTTGAATTCGGTTTTATCTTCTTTTGCTAATTGGCAATAAGTAGAACAATTTTGTTTACAATTTTTTTTACAAACCATATTACATTGATCACCACCCACCTGTTTTGAATATAAATCAAGATTCAAATCACTTGATGTTGGATTTGTATACAAGAATGGTTTCATATAATAATATAATCTATTTTTTTTACTTTGAAGTACACTTTGATTACTTCTACATTTGATGTATCATAATTAGACGGTATACGTTTTGGTTCTGTTAATTCTCTATAATAATCTTCTACCATAGAATGAACCAATATGACTTCTTGTTTTTCTACAAAAAAAGGGATTGTTTCCATACGTAATTGTGGTTTTACTATGAAGGTAGATATACGTGGATAATGATTCAATTCATTTGCTAAACGCGCAAAATAATGTGTTGGTTTTCCGGTTTTCAAATTGTAACGTGGTAAAATTAATTTATCGGATACAGAACAATAACCCTTACATTTTACAATTTCTTTTAAAAAACGAATATCCATTTTATCGACCCATTCTACAGGTAAAACACGTTTTAAAAATTGTATGTCTACTTCTTTTTTGGAAATGGCTTTGTTTAATTGTTGTCGTAATACACGATTACGCATTTTTTCTTTTAAAAATCGTCTACATGTTGCATATAGATAATCATCCGCTTTGGCAAGTAATTGATGGTCTACACGTTCTTTGTCAATATGTGATGAGATATTCATATATTCATGATTGACACGATAGGGATACAATGGTAAAGAAGTTCTACGATCTGGTTCAGGTGTACAAGGTACAAAAGAATGGGTTTCTGTTAAAATTCCTTTCAGGTCACCTTCCACTACTTTATAACGAGGTGTGCATGGTATTTTGCTAGAATATTTGTCTAATACAAACAATGTATGGTCATAAGAAGAAGTTGGTATTTCTGTGTTTGGAATGGAAAGAGGTGCAGAAGGATAACAAGGAATAAAAACATTTTCTACTGAAAAACCAATACATTTATGAGAATGAATGATTTGTAAAGTTCCTTTAGGTAATTCAGGATAGATCAATGAAGCTACTAAATTGCTTCGAAACTCTTCCGATTGTCTAGTACATTGTTGATAAATAGAAATGATCTGATCAAAAGCAAATTGTAATTTTGGGTGATAATAAGGAAATACTACGCTATGATTATTTTTTCCAACATTATGTTCAATGATGGGTTCAAAACAAATGTTACCTTGTACATTTTGTTCTAACAACATGAGTATTAATTTATGTTTTGTATCGATTTTTTCTATTGGACAAATAAATTCTACATGTATGTTATCTGGTACACGTACAATGACTAAATTTACCGCCATGGTTTCAGATACGATATCCCATAATTCTGTATAATCCATTTTTTCTTTTAAAAATTCTTTTTTGAATGCTTCAAATGTTTCATAATGACGTATTAAATTACTATTTTGTGCAATTGAAAATTTTTGTTTTGCTATTTTTAACAAAGTTTCTATGAATGTTTTGTGTGTAAATTTACCGTGATAAGATATATTCCAACAAGCTTCAATACATTTTAAAAAGGAATGAGGAGATGCAACACCATACCTCAACAAATAGTTATTAGGTTCTATTTGACAATCATGTGTCAACTGAAAAAAAGAACGAAGTGGTTTTGGTAAATACGATACTTTTCCTTCTTCTGCTAAACTAGTTTCATGCGTGTTGATGTATTGTTTGGATTCAACAATATTTCTTGTTTCTTTTTTAGGAACATGTTCTTTTTTGAAACAACATACACCTTTTTCTTTCAAAGGTCCAGGAAAAGGATGTGAACCATCATTCATTTTAAAAATAGAACCGTCACGCGATGGATTGATTTCTCCTTTGATAGATGGATCAATGATACGTTTCTTTTTATCAAGAACTAATTTATCTACTTCTTTTTGAGTCAATGGTGTTTTTTCCTCTATATCCCAATACATGGGACAAATATAGGGTACGTTCTCATAAACAAAAGTAGGAAACGTTTTTGCTTTTTGTATTTCGTCTTCTGTAAGTAGGGCAATGGGACGTCTTGTCAATGGACAATCACGTGTATACCCATCATACGTATGGTTTGATTTTTCCATTCGATAAATGGTAAAATTTGGATTATTTACAATTAAATCAGGATTTTTTCCACCACCTTCAAATTCAATGTCTAATTCTTCAATATCTAATGGTTCTTCAATGTCTAATTCTTCAATATCTAATGGTTCTATTTCAGATTCTTCAATATCTAATGGTTCTATTTCAGATTCTTCATCATAACGTCTGCGTACTATTTCTTTTGTTGTAAAAATAGGTTCTTCTTCTTTACAAGTAATACTATTAGGAACAGTTAATAATGCAACATAGGCTTTCATGTTGCGATTTAAACAAGGCAAATATTGTAATGATGGTATTTTTTCTATGGTAATGGATATATCAGTTGCAGATTTAACAATATTCGTAGGAAATCCTACCTTATGATTTACTGTAATACGTTTCTTATCAGCAAGTAAAGAAGCAATTGTTTGATACGCTTCTTCTACTACTTTAGATGCATTTTCTTGTGACAAATGAAACATGTCTTTTATTTTTTTTATGGTTGTTGCACTTGAAATGTTTGATAAATAATCGGACACACAAATTTCTTGAATCAATTCACCTTCATAAAATTGCGATACTCTTTTGTAACGGTAAGAAGATCCGATATTAATAAAAAAAAGACTTGAGCAATTATGTGGAGTTATTTTTTTAACTAAAAATTCAATTTTGTAACTCATATCTAAAATGGTTGTTTGTCGAATACTTTCAAAAGTTGGATAAACATATCCGCTTGTGTACATGAAAGAAGATACTTCATGTAATAACCCATCATGAGTATGAAACAAAGTATCTATTTCATCTATTGTTAATGGTTTTTTGGATCGACATTCAAATAAAATACTTCCATTTTCATGAAAAGCATATTTTACATCTTTCAAAAATACCGTTACGGTATGTTTGTAAGATTGACCATGTTTCATGGTTTCTTGTACAGAAAGAACAGGTATTTTATTTCCATGTAAATCTTCTTCAATAGAATATAATTTGTATAAAATATTTTCTTCTTTTCCGGGATGATATTGTATCATTTTTATATCTTCTGAAACATGTAATCGTTGAAATAACGTATCCAAGGGCATGACAATAGGCTCTGCTGGTTCTAATCGACATATTATACTTGTAATTCCTTCTACGGAAGGTTCTGGCTTAGGAAGACTTTCCGTAGAACGATCTGACATAAGAGAAAAAACTTTAGTATCTTGTGTTGATTTTGTAGTTGGTAGAAAATAAAGAGGTAAATTTTTTTTACCACATACATAAACAGTATCTTCGAACAAAGGTGTATAATCTAATAACAATTTTCGAAATTCTTGTTGAATGACTATACTTTCATATTCATTTATTTTTTCTACTTTGTCGGGATTGGTAGCGCAAGGCATTGTTTGACCAATTGGTATATCCATCCACCCTTCAAAGGTAAACATATCTAGGTCTTCTAATGTATATTCTTTATTTTCTAACAAAGGAGGAGCTTGATCAAAGCAAAGAAAAAAATTTCGTAAATGAAAAGATGGAATAAATCCAAAAGTGGGTATCAATCGATCATATACTTGTTTGGAGGTGTAGGAAACGTATTTTTTTCCAAATAAATAAACATCCTGTCCTAATGAATCATGTAAAATAGAACGAATGGTTTCAATGGTATCATCTTCCAAAATATCTACCGCAATGGGTTTTTCTTGGTAAACAAACTTCATGTATTAACAACGGATTTTTTTTTAAATGGTATAATCATGGCGTTTACACGTTTTTATGATGATCCAGATAGAATCATGAAAAAATTACAAGAAAGTACAGATCAAGGATTGTATTATTTAAATTGTCCAGGAAATGGTGAAAAACCACCTTATGTTGCAGATCCAAACATTATATTACAAAAATGGGGTGCCAATTTACATGAACAAAGAGTAGAAGTAGAAAGTGAATTGTTTCGTATTCGTGAACCTTTGAAACGTGATTGTGAACGTAAACCATATACATCTACGGTCATTTCTTATCCCACATTTACAAAAGAATTAACGAGTCAACCGCGTAGCACCATGCCTGCATGGTCCGCACGTGACTTGGAACAAAACCATCGATATATTTTACCATTGGATCCTCAAGAACATGTGATGCCAACGTTTCCAAACAATATTAGTACGCGTGTGTTAGAAAAAGATGCTATGATAAAATCTTAATCATGTTAAATACACATGTAAGTGAATCATTGCTGTTTCCGATACAGAATAAATATCTTCTTGAATTCTAGGAATCGTTCCTTTCACTTTACAAATTTGAAATGGAACAATATGTAGTTCTTCACCACTTACTCGTATTTGTAGTTCTTCTATCCATAAACCATGATGAAATATATCTTGTAAAGAAGCATGTACTGTATACTTAAGGTTATTGTCTTCATCCAATTCTACAGTTGGCCTACATAACACAATAAACTCATCGTAAATTAATTCATGATGCCACATGGGTATAGAATATCGTTTGTCGTTATAGGTATATAAATAGACGCGTTGATTGACAAGATCTGACAAGGTAGGATGAATCAATAACAAAGTAGGCATTCTTTTTTCAATTTCATCAAACACAATGGGTGGTATTAATTCTTTGAAATCCATCAACAAGACATATAAAGAAAGTAAAGTAGATGAATCCATCGTAGACAATGCATAATCCACTGAAGATTGAAACAAAGAAGGTAGGATAGGATCTTTTTGTTGAGATAAAAATTCGTAAGCTTCTTGAACTTGTAGAAATTCTTCTGGATCACCTTGTTTATCAGGATGACACCGAAGTGCTTTTTTGTAGTATAATTTCTTCAATTGCGAAGGACTAAGTCCAGGTTGTGCTTCTAATATCAAGTAAGCACGTTCTTCATTCATAATGTTGCTTCAAAAAATAATTTCATATTCATTTATTATTCAATTAGATGCAAATATATTCTTTGAAAAATTTATGATTTATTCAAAAGAAATGTTTTCAATTTGGAATGCTTATATAATATTCTTTAGTGGCGAGCAATACTTCCTTTTTCTTTTGAAAGGCAAAACTACGATTCAAAAAGGATAATTCTTGTTCACCGGGTGTCATTTTCTTTCCCCACTCCTCATACCATCGTTCAAATGGTTTTACGTCAACTTCTTCAAAACCATATTCTTCCATTAAACGCACAAAATAAGGAAAGAATACAAGAAACTCATCATGTTCTGATCCAATACTTTTTTGTTTGACACCGATCTTGTATCCTAAACATGTATCATCCATACGCACATCCAAATGGTTATATTTTTTTCGAATGGTACAAATATCAGGAATTACATACATTTCGCCTTGTGTCTTTTCTTTTAATTTTGAGAAAACAGACATTCCATCATAACACGTACCCACAAAATAACCATGCATTGCAGTACATTCTGCTACATTTTGTAAGAAATGTGATAAATCACGTGGATTACCAAACATGTAATGAATGGCGAATTGTATCGATGTTACGTGAAACCCTTTTGCGCCTTTTCCGTAGTGTACGTCTACACCTTTGGCCAAACTTCTTTTTGGATCTACGCCAAAAATGGAACGAACTACTGCTTTTTCTTTCAATCCGTACATGGCATCTCCCGTTTTGATTCGTAACGTACTATTTCCCTCTACAAACAGTGCTCTTGTTCGGTATGGATTACGTTCATGTTTCCATGCTTCTAAATAACGTTTACAAGCACCCCATTTTTTGTTCACAATATTGTTTTCATCAATATCAATACCAAGAACGAAAGATGCTTTAGACCATTTGAATAAATCACCACCACGACCTACTGCAAAATCCAATACAATATCTTTTGGCTTGATAATGTTTAATAATTGTGTTTTTACATAATTGTGAAATTTACGAAGGCTACTTTCTTCACGATTTTCTTCATAGTATTTATCACTTTGAAAAGGTGTAGTCAACATGATTTCCGTAATTGGTCGATGAATTGTATACCAATTACTTGATGCTGTTCGAAAAGCGTTGGGATTTCTTGTTTTCATTTTATCCCATCGAACACGCATGGGTATCCAACGTTTGGATTGATCATATCGACATTCTACAATCATGTTTGGTTCTAATACTTCACGTAATTCAGAATAAATTACACCATCTATGGAAGGAATATATGCAATATGCGAATTTTCATCGATGGGTCCACCATTCTCATTCAATGGTTCCGTTGGTTTGAACAATACTGGTTTTGAATCTCTAGGTGGATTTACTTCATAGCCTTGAAAAATACTTTGTTGTGGATTTGCATCGACATCCAAAGGTCCAAATTGTACAAAAAGTTGTACAATTTTATAAGTATATGGATTTGCAGGATCTACATGTATATGATCTTTGTCTTCAAATTGTATAAGAAAATCAATGGTATTTTCTTCTGCTGGTTTCCATTTGTAATTCAGTTCCCATGTAATTTGTTTATCTTTAATAGTTTTGTCTGTATCTGTCATACCAACACCATATTCCATGGGTGTAAAAATAAGTCCGTCAATATGATAGAGAAAACCATCGTCATCCGTATCCCTTTTTGATTTTTCAAGTATTTGTTTACAATTTTCATAACTACATACCATGAATTTTTTGAAATCTAACACAAAGGTAGGTGTTCGTTTCGCATTCAATTTATCAATAGCATCTTGTAACCGACTGTATCGATTGTCTACGTCTTCTGTTACCAAAAAGGGTTCTGATCTCGCATCTATTAATGTTTTCAATTTATGAAAATAAATATCAAAGGCAAAATAAGCATTGATTCGTTCTTTATTTCTAGAATGAATGACATGTTCACCATCTAAAAGTGTTCCATTGTAACCCTCTACTGCACTTCCTGTCCATTGAACTTGTAGAGAACTACCCACAAGATAATAAATTTTATTTTTACATACAAAGAGAAGTTTACGTTCTCCATCTGCCTTGTCTGTTACAGCATGTTTTGTATGAATATTCATGGGACCATGTAAATTATCTTCTTGAAGCGTGACTAAATTGGGACCAATGAATAAACCAGTTTTAATTTGTTTTTTGTATTCTTCTTTGACCTCATTCATTTCTTTCATTGAAATTGGATAGTAAGATTGTTGAAGTCCACGTAAAGCAAAGGTTATGGCTTTTTGTAATTGTGTATCAAGACCTTTTTTTTCTGAAAATTCTACTTCTATTTCATAAGAAGGATCTTTAGTAAATAAACTATCTAGGGATTCGCTTGTACGCACAATACTGCAATCGTAATAAAATGGATGGTCTTTTGATGTCAAACGAACACGATTCATAAAACGATAAGAAGAAGGTTCCATAGAAGAAATTTTCTTTTCTTCTTCTGTCATGGTAGATTCTATACTTAAAGAAAGTGTAGTCCAATAATTGTGGATTTCATGACGTGATATTTGTTTCTTTTTTCCAAAAATTGGATTTATTATTTGTTTGGTTTTGCAATAACGTTGTATCGCTTTGATCCCATTGATTTCAATACGAATATTTTCTGTTGTTTTTTTATATCCAATTCGTAAAATATCTTTGCCGTTTGGATCTTCTAATACAAATCCAGACAAAAGTAGCCATTGAATGACATGATTGTAATCCAGTTTTGTTAATTGATGTCCAAATCTGGCCTCTAATTCATAGGTGTCTACGGAGGTATCTTTTGATTGACTATATAGTGTCAATGGTTCCATGTTATATCTATAGGTTAAATCTTTTTAATCAATTTTATTCTAACCTTATACCATGAAATTATACATGGGAGCTTTATTGGTAACACTTTTATTTCTGGTTACCACTTTAGGAAAAAAAATAAATGAACCGTTTGAAGTGTCTAAAGAAAGACCAGAAGTATTGTTAGAACTTCCTTTGCAAAAAGTTGTCGAAGCTCAAGACCTAAATTATGGAGATTTAGTTCAATATGAATATCGAACACCAATGGCATCGTATGTTCAAGTTACCAACCATAAAAAATGGACACATCCTGAAAATGGTCGAGCATTGTTCCCACCTATCAATGGTACTTCTTTGTATGCTTAAAATAAAATATTTTCATACTATTATGAAAAGTCGAATTCGTAAACCTCGTAAAGCTCGTAAAACACGTAAAGGTGGCGTGATTGTAAGGGATTTTTTGTTAAAACCTTATATGAGTTGTCATATAATGGATTGTGTTCCATCAAGTTTATACGAATTAGGGTTAACAGATATGAGTACTGCAAAATATCTAGCGGAAGGTTATCCAAGAGGATTTGGAACTGATGAACTTTTAGAAATACTATATGAAACCTATGGTGTAGTACACAGATACCATATGTATGAATTTACAGAAGAAACAAAGGATGCCTCGTTAGCTGATTTAAAATCAAGACTTGAAAATGGTGAAGGATTACTTGCAACTTATAATGTTACATCTACACTAGGCCATCAATTCATTATTTTTAAAGAAGATGGTGTTTTACTTGCAAGAGATCCAATACAGAATATTATATTACCTTTAGATGAATATTTAAAAGGAGAAAAATCCACGAATTTTTATGTTATTTTTACAGACAAAGGTGAAAGAGTAGATCGTAATAATTTACAAATAACAAAATCAATTATCGATGATTTAAAAATGAAAGGGAAATTACCATATTTTAAACCTCCCCGTAGTACTCATGAGACTTGGAAAAAAGCATCTAGATCATCGTAGAACAAATGACATGCTTAAAAAACGTTGAACACGCATCGTGAGATAAATAAGAATACCTCCCCATAGCGTATCTAGAAAAAACATATACGGTGGCCATGATTGAAATGTTGCATAATTGGTCCCTTCATATACTCCATAAACAGAAGCACCTAGTAAAAATGCATCTATATCAGAAACACGATAGTATAATAGTTTGTATACAAAAAAGGTAAGACATACATAAACAAATATTGCTGGTAGTACACGAAATTGTAGTGGTTTATGTTGTATGTTTTGAAATACTTTTTGAAAAAAAGTATAATGAATTCCTAAATACAAAGAATCTAACACAAGCAATGTGAGTAAAATAGACAACATAACTTATACTGGTTTTAATAAAATTCTTATTTTTTTAATTTTTTCAAGAATATCAATTTGATTCATAATTTTTAAATAACAACGAGCACATGTCCATACATCAATCATGGAATTATGTAAATTTGATGGTGTTTCTTGAAATAAATGAAAATGTAATTCTTTCAAGGTAGGCCATTTCATTTTAGGTAAAGCACATATATGTGTCGTCGTCTTCATAGTACAGTAAGTTGGCTTCGTACACGTAAAGGAAATATTATTCCGAAAACACTCTGCTTGAATCATATTTATATCAAAATCAATGTTGTGTCCAATCAACAAATCTGCTTGTTTCATGCATTCATCAAAAATGGGATAAATAGAAGAAAAGGAATATCCAATTTGATGATTCATAGAAGTTGTGATTCCATGAATATGATCATTTTCAATAGGTACTTTGCATTGAATGACATAATCATATTCTGTATATTTGTAAGTATCCGTATCAAACAACAAAAAACTCCATTGAACAATAAAAGGCCAATAATCTACAGTTTCTGGTAATAATTTAATAGAAGGAGGTTTGTTCGTAGTTTCTGTATCAAATACTAAAAGACGCATTTTTTTATCCATTTATTGAAAAGTCCCAATCAATTTTATATTCTAATTGTATGATTCTACTATGGTTTCTTTTATTATGTATCGCTTTGTATTTTAGTTTAGGAAAAAAAGTCATCCCTTACTTGAGCATTACTTCTACAATAAAAAAATACAAAACACCAACCGATTATTATCAGGATGTAAATGCAACACAAGGTGTTTTGTTAGAAGCCATGACTAAAGAAAATGTACAAGAGTATAAAAATAATATTCAAAAAACAACTAATGATAAAGGAACAGTCGTGACTGGTCCATCTTTTTCTGCAGCAAAAGGTGATAATCGTAAAGGATTCAAGGGAGATCGTGTAAGCCTTTATTCTGGACCCAATGGAGTCTATGCAAAAGGACCACAGGGAAATGCAGTCGTGGGAGTGGATCAAAAAATTGGTGGATGTGCAGGAACACAATATGGATGCTGTCCAGATAATATGACTGCCAAGAATGCAGATGGTAGCAACTGTGAAATGATTGGTGGATGTGCAGGAACACAATACGGATGCTGTCCAGATAATATGACTGCTAAGAATGCAGATGGTAGCAATTGCACACCTATTGGTGGATGTGCAAGCACACAATACGGATGTTGTCCAGATAATGAAACTTATAAAAATGCAGATGGTAGTAATTGTCCTTATACTCCTTCTCCAACTCCTACCAGTTGTTCAACGTCTACCTATGGTTGTTGCCAAGACAATGTTACTGTGAAAAATGCAGATGGAAGTAATTGTGCCACGTATCCTCCAGGACCGCCCGGGCCACCTGGACCTCCAGGGCCACCAGGTCCACCTGGACCACCTGGACCAACACCCGCACCAACACCAACACCTGCACCAACACCTGGACCAACACCCGCACCAACACCAGCACCTACCAGTTGTTCTTCTTCTACGTATGGATGTTGCCCGGATAATTATACCGTAAAAAATGCAGATGGTAGCAGTTGTGCGCCTTATCCTGATTCACCTGTCCAAACTAATCAAAACGACATTTCAGCTTACAATACTTCTACCGTATTCCTTTCTGGACCTACAAAAACGGCACTTACTTGCCCTGAACCTCAACCATGCCCCCCTTGTGCACGATGCCCTGAACCTTCTTTTGATTGTAAAAAAGTACCTAATTATTCAAGTACCAATTCTGAATTTTTACCCGTACCCGTATTGAATGATTTCTCACAATTTGGAATGTAAACATTTTAAAATTGAAATTGTTATCACTTATACTTTCAAAAATGTTATCTTTGACTCTTGGTTGTATGTTTTCGGGTAAAACGTCTGCATTGATCAAAAACAAAGTAGAAGGAGTTCACATGATTTTAGACTATGATACATCTGATGCAACTACTTATTCGATTTCTATACTTTATTCACATGATAATGAAATGATACACTGTATCAAAACAAAAACATTAAATTCTATTGATATTTCAACTGCGGATATTATATCCATCAATGAAGCACAATTCTTTCCAGATTTAGTTTCTTTTGTTAAAAATGCACTTCAACAAAAAAAACAAATATATGTCTATGGACTAGATGGTGATTTTCAACAAAAACCATTTGGTGATATTCTTTCTTTGTTACCATTTGCTGATTCTTATACAAAATTATATGCACAATGTATTTGTGGAAAAAAAGCATCTTTTAGTAAACGTACTTCTACCAATGTAACACAATATGCACCACATGATACGTATAGACCTTCATGTCGCAAATGTCTTACTTGCGTCGTGTAAATTTACCTCCGGATGGCTTTTTACTTTTACTTGCTTTTTTACATTTTTCATCTTCGGGATTCAAAATACAATCAATCAATCCTTGTTTACCATGGTCTTTTTTGACTCTGGATTGAGGTACATCTGGATATTCTATTTTCAATATTTCTTCTAATTCTTTTAATGTTTTTGCACTCAATTCCTTTTGTGTATATTTTTTAGATTCAGATGGGTTGGGTACTACTGGTGCTGGTGCTGGTGCTGGTGCTACTGGTGCTGGTGCTGGTGCTACTGGTGCTGGTGCTGGTACTACTGGTGCTGGTACTGTTACTGGTACTGGTGCTGGTACTGTTACTGGTGCTGGTTCTACCACTGATTCTACTGGAACAGATTCATATGTAGGTGCTTGTTCAGCTACTGTATTAGCAGTTGGTAATGATTCATCACGACTAAGAAATAAGTCTGGAAATTTATCTTTGATTACTTGTGGTAAATTATCTATTGTAAATGTACTCATATAAGGATCGCGTTGTGCAATTAATTTGAAATGTCTTTGTGGTTGATAATCAGAAATGATAAACTTTGTATCTTTGTCAATTGGATGTTCTGACAATTGTTTTTGCATAGGATAAACAGTATAATCCTCTACTTTGTTTCCTTTTGATACTAAAAGTAAAAAAATAACATTCAACATATTTGCTGCTTGAGTAATGACATAAGAATCAGCCCATGTACTTGTTTCCATAAAATTTTCTAAAAAGGTATCTATAATTTCATCATCTTCTAATTTTTCATTATCATTGAAATAATTATGAACAGTTTCACGAGCTAATAGTGAAACATCACCATGAGAAGATTTTTCATTCTTTACAAGTACAAATTCTTTGTATTTTTCAATTAAATCATCTCTATTTTTACCTTGAGTGATAAACTCACCAAGAGATTCTTTAAAATTTTCAATAGTATCATATTCAGGATTTACCTTAGAACGAACTACCGTATCGTAAAAACAGTCACCTTTTGTAGAAGTTTCAATTACAACAAATTCAGACTTTTCATTTCCTTTCTTTCCTTCACCTGTTTCTTTTCCTGTTTCTTTGCTTTTCTCTTTTGGTATTTCATCTCTTGTCAACAAAGAAGAGGATCCTTCAATTGACCATACAGGCTCTCCAAATTTTTTTATGTCAAAGTCTCTACCTCCTGCATCAGTAGTTACTTCATCTTTGGTTACATCATAGTATCCGATACAACCATGAACTTTACCATTTTTTACAAAGTAAACATTGTATCTATCTTTACCATTGTGTTCATATGCATTTCCTATACAAATTTGTAGGAGTGCATTTAAGGAAATGGAAGTAATTTCAAAAACCATTGTTTCTTTTCCTCTATCTTCATCTCGAATATCGTTCATAGTATGTTCTAATATTTATTTTTATATTCTTTTGTATAGTTATGGCAGGGACTCGTAATAAACAAATGTATTCCAATTTTTGTATTCAACGTAATGAACTGGATAAACAGTCCACTTTACATATTGAAAATAAATTTACTCCACCTGCGTTTCCTTGTGGCGTAAATGTTCAATTTGCACCTTCTAATCGTCTTTCATCCAATGCAGTAGATCTAGAAACTAATTTATTTGGTATTGGAAGTAACAATTATATATTTCCTACAACTACACCAACGCCTGTATTTACTTCATTAGATACAGTAATGTTTGTTCCACCAACAAACGTCTACATTCCTAAACTACCCCCTTATCTTCAAGGCCAACGTCCTTTCTAATTCGTAATTAAGGGATACATTAGAAAGAATCTTCCATCTTAAAAGGCATCATTTTGTCTAAAATCATGTCTAAACGTGCACACGTTTGATGGCACATGGAATACGTTTCTTTTAAATTTATGATACCTTGTATGGCTTTGTCTAAATAAGGTTTCATAGAAGGATCTTTTGCAGAAATGGTAATGGCATCATTCACAATACGATTGATACATTTTACTGTTTCATGACGACTATCTTGACGTCTCCATCGTCTTACAAATTCAGGTATGAATATATAAGGACCTTCAATATTTAGATACGCGTCACGTGTAATTAATTTTTGTCCTTTTTCTACTTGTGACAATAATTTTAAATTGATGATTACTTCTTCTGAATCCATACTTTAGTTAATTATCATATCCCCGGTATTATGAAACGTGATGTCTCAAAACAAAATTGATTATCAAATAGACTTTATACAATAAAAAATGTTTTCTGAAGAACAACAACATGCATTTGAATTGTTTGAACAAGGTAAGAATATATTTTTGACAGGTCCTGGTGGAACCGGAAAATCCAAATGGATTCGAACGGTATATCAACAATGTAACAAAAAAATACATGTTTGTGCCATGACTGGTTGCGCCGCGGTCCTTTTGGATTGTAATGCCAAAACTGTACATTCTTGGGCAGGAATTGGTTTAGGTGATCCAAGCAAAGCATTACAAAATAAATTTGTAAGAGAACGGTGGAGAACAACCGATGTTTTGATTGTGGATGAAATCAGTATGATGTCGGACATCTTGTTTGACATGCTTAATACGTTGGGAAAAACCATTCGACGATCTACAAAACCATTTGGTGGTATTCAATTAGTATTTTGTGGTGATTTTTATCAATTACCGCCAGTGGATGGACAATTTTGTTTTGAACATGCAGAATGGAAAAAAACATTTCCAGATACCGTTCAACTCACGCATCTCTTTCGACAACCTAATGAAACTTATCAATCCGTCCTCAAAGAAATACGAAATGGAAAATTGTCTGATCTTCATCATGCATTGTTGAAAGAACGTATCTTACCAGGAAATGGGTGTACCCGTCTTGTACCTACACGTAAAAAAGCGGACGATATCAATACCAAAGAATATACACGTCTTACGGGTGAAGAACATATCTATTCTATGAAAATAGACACTAGCAATACATATGATGCAGATGCATTGAAAAAGAATATGTTATGTAGTGAAACTATCAAATTGAAAATAGGAACCAAAGTAATGTGTATTGTAAATATAGAAGAATTATGTAATGGTAGTCAAGGTATTGTAGTAGGATTTGACGTATTTCCGATTGTAAAATTTGATCAAGGAACGTTTCTTATGAGACCGCATATGTGGAATTCTGAATCATCCAGTATATCTCAAGTTCCTTTGATATATGCATGGGCAATTACAATACATAAAGCACAAGGTACAACTCTTCAAGAAGCAGAATTAGATTTAGGTAATGATGTGTTTGAATGTGGACAAACGTATGTTGCTTTATCACGTGTAGTAGATTTATCTGGTCTTTATTTGTCTGGGTTCAATAGTCACAAAATAAAAGTACATCCAAAAGTAATAGAATTTTATAATTCATTATAGTATGGACTTAAGTGAAGATGAAAGGTTTACAACTACAAAAGATGTTTTGAATAAGATGCTTGAAAGGTCAGATGCTGATCAAAGTACCTATGATAAAATCGATTCTTTTTTAGAGAAACTTAAGGGAAAAAATTCGTTGCTTCGACGATTGGCAAGTCCAGATAGTGGGTTGAATCCATTCATACGTACATTAGTAAAATTAAAATTACCGGATTATTGGTATGCAGCTAGAACAGATGAACAAATCGCTCGCGGTGGATCAAAACGTTCTAGAAAAAATATAAAGAAAAGATATGCGAAGAATACTTAAGGGAGAAGATGGAAAATATCACGTAAAAGGAAAAACATTTTCTTTATTGGAAGGCAGTAGACAACAAGTAGGGCATGAAACCGCTTACAAAACATCAGGTGGATTGACAAAAAAAGATTTGGTTTATACAAAAAATGGTCGTTGGGTTTCAAAAAAGAAACACATGACAGCTAAGAAAGAAAAACGTCTTGAAAAACATGGATATTTTACACAAAAGGGTAAGTTTGGTTATGTAAAACGTAATACGCGTAAATCAAAGACACGTACACGGTAAATGATTTTCTGGAAGAAGATAATTACCACATTTATTACAAAATAATACTTGAAATTGGACTTCATATTGATCTATTTCTAACCACATTGCCCATTTTGGACTGATTACATCCATTGGATTACAAGGGCATACTGACATTTGAAAACAAAACTCATTTTTGAATCTTCGAACTTCTTGGATATATTTCCAAGAAGTTCGGTCATAATAAGCAAAACTATTAATAAGTTCTGCAATTTCATAAGGAACGGGTAATAAGTGTGTGTTCATTTTATAAGATTTAAAGAGTTGTTTTCAATTTTATGTAATGTATTTTATATCTTTTGGTGATTGGGGAGAAAATACCTCACTGAAACAACAAATAAAAATGATTGTGGATACAAAAAATCCAGATGTCATTGTATCATTGGGTGACAATTTTTATGATTATGGTGTAGATTCACCTTTTCATCCCATGTGGACAACACATTATACAAATTATTTTTCAAAACCATTTTTCGCCATTCTTGGAAATCATGACCATTTAGGGAATATACAAGCACAAATTGATTATGCTATTTTGAATCCTTTATGGATCATGCCTAGACGTTTTTATGATCGTCATTATGAAAACGTACATTTGATTGCAATTGATACGTATGAATTAGCACCCATGGAATCTGTATTGAATGCAACAGCTATGGGGCATGATTCTATGACAACCCTATCTTTTTTAGAAACTTTAAAAAAAGAACAACAATTGGTATGGTTAGAAAATGTATTGAAACATAGTAAAGCTACATGGAAAATTGTATTTGGTCATTATCCCATTTATTCAAATGGTCCACATGGAGATACAAGTGAACTACATAAAAATTTATTACCTTTATTGAAACAATATGGTGTACATCTCTATCTCTCTGGTCATGATCACAACATTTGTTACAAGGAAGATGGGGTTCACTGTTTAGTATCTGGATGTGGATCCAGACAAAGTCAAACTACTATAAAACCAGGATTTTTTTATTTACCTCCTACAGGTGTGGCTTATGTAAAAACCAGTATGGAAAAATTAGAATTTGGATTTTATAATATGAATGGGAACAATATCATGAAAAAAAGTATCATAGTAATGTAATGTCTGCAATAACATGTACCAATTTAAGTAATGCTACTATTGGTATTGATAACTTTATATTTGCAGGTTATCCTATTGAATTATATTATGTGGGTGTTACCACGAATAATTATTTAACATTGTATTATACTAACAATAGTGGTAATCAACACGAAGTTTTGTATTATAATAATAGTTCGAGCATAACAAGTACTCTAATTACTTATTTAGTTCCTTCCATATATGATAATACCACACATGATAATATACTATACAATGTACAAAATTATTTTTTTCTTTCTCAATCAAATCGTAACAGAAAATATTATAAAATTATTCGTTATTATACTGATTTAAATATTACTCCAATAACGATTGATTTGAACACATATACAAGTACAGAAGATGATTTTAAAATTCTTTGGATTTCGGAAGATTTTGATACAGTTTCAAATTTAGAAAATGATATAGGTCCAAATATATATCTATCTACAGATAAAAATAACTGGTTGTATCTAACCAGAGTATCATATAATCAATATTTGATAGACACAACACTAACAAATAGTAATTTTTATAAAATTCCGAGTGGAAATTATTATTTAAAGGTTGATTTTGATTATACAGATACTTCTAAAATATTCAATGATAATGTCGTCAATGGGTTTACGTTGAATCCATTGATAACGACTTCTACATTTTCATTTACTACAGGATATATTAATGAGTTGGTCCCAAATAATTATTTTACTTATAATGATGGAGTATTCACGGTGATTGCTGGAACTACTATATATATAGGTATTAAAACAAAAAACAATGGTTATTTAGGTGATAAATATACAATAACGACATCTCTAGAAACTATTGATAATGTTTATTTTAATATAAATTTATATGACTTCACATTTAATACCTCATATACATTTGGAAATAATTATACGATGACCGTAACAAATATGGATGTATCATCTCATCCTTACGCAAATGCGATTTTCTATGTATCTGGTATTGACATTACTTCAGATCTTACAGAATATACATTTATTTCACAAGTAAAAGCAAACATTTATATGTATTCAATTTTCTCTGATACTTTTACGATAAAATTGTGTAGTGAAAATAATGGTATTGTATCATCTATTGTTTTAACATCTTCCTTTACTAGTGATACAAATTCAACATCCTATGTTTTTTATCCATATAATATAACTGATATACAAAACAAATTGGATGACTCGTATTTATATCTGGACAAAGATGTTTATTTAGAAATAGATTTCAATTCTTATACTTATACTTACAAAAGTAGTTCTTTCAAAATTTCTTCTAATTATTTTACATTATCTACTGATTATTCAGAATATACAATTATTTCAGATATTACTACATTGATTACATTTAATCCAATCACTACAACCTATTATGATTCTGAAGATACATTTACAGTTACCATAAATAATGTAACTGATGCAATTGTAACAGATTTATCAGTAAAATCTACTGTTTCAAATCAATTATCTAATAAATGGTATCCTTATGAAATAAAAGATAATACAGGTAATTATTTATTAGGTAGTATTACTATTACTGCTACATCAAATACGTACAATATATCTAACCAGTATACTTTTACGATAAATTCTAATTATTTTAGTTCTGATAGTACATACAATTCTACTTATTTGACGATTGCACCTATTCCTACTACTTTAAACTACGTTGTAACTACCACAACACATTTTGTGGATACTGTAACTATAACTAGTGGCAGTTACTCTATTGAAAAAATTCAAGTCGATGTAAATAATTCTTACACTTATACTTTGTATCCATATTTGTATTTCAAATATGATTCTGATATAACGACTTCTCATACATTGACTTTTACATCATTGTGTAGTTATATTACAACAAGTTCATTTAGTTTAAATCCAAATTCAATTTATTCTCTCACTAATGGAAATTTTAGTGTATTAGTACCGGTTGAGATTGTATGGTTTCAAACGATAGCTTCTATTTATAATGTATACAAGGATTCTTTTTATTTGAAATTAGAAGATGGTAGTTTCATTGCAAATTATGTTAACACACCTTATGTATGGGAACCTTATACTACTAGTTATTTTGGAACACTTGTTATTACCATTCGTTCAACGAATTATTTAATTTACAATACATTTACCATTACTATCGTAAATGCTTCAGCTGCCGATTATGGTGTATTGGAAAATAAAAAATTAGGTGTGGCGCCTTGTTCTTCCATATCATTGACACCTGTGTTTGCACGAGCGACTAGTAACAATATTTGTTTGACCAATAAAAAAAATAATATTGCCACAACTACTATTAAATTAGGCAATCGTACCTATGTTGTTCCTTGTAGAATTGTCGATTATTTACCGGAATTGAAAATTTTGATTACAAAAATGACAATAAGAAATGCACTACTTTTTTTGATAAAAAAGTATAATATAGTTATATCAACTACACAAGTACAAAATGTAAAAAGATATCAATATCCAACCGCCAATGCAAAAATAATATATCCTATTTTACAATACAATACATCTTTTCGTTTAGGTGATTCTATCATTGGTACACATCTTATTACCAATACAAAATTCGTAGAAAAAGTAAATGATGCTAGAATATTAGAAATATGTAATGATGATACAAAAACATTTTCTACTTATTATACGGATATGTTAAAAAATGCAACCTATTGGTTATCAACATTACCATCTTTTAAGGATGGTTCTTATACTTATTGTATTATTCGTCCAACCAATGGTACTTTGAAAAAAGTAATTACCGGAAGTATTACATTACGTGGTAATGTATTGGTTTTTACACCTATCATTTTAAAAGCTCTCTTGTTTTTTTATCAACCTTATTCAAACATAGACATTACGATTGCTTACACCAATACGGACGTATCTGGCATTTTGACTTATATACAACAAAATTATTTTCAAGATTCAGTAGTTCTCCATTCTTCTTGTTTATAATGTTTTTATTATTGTATGAAAACACGAAAGAATAGTGTACGTAAACATCAAACACGTAAAGGAGGAAAAACGGCAAGAGAAAATTTTGAAAATTATGTTTCTTATTGGAGTCATGTTATGAAAAATGGTGAACGTCAATATCCCCAATACAATGGAAACATGAATTATCCTGGAAGATGGAATAAGTTAAAAGGACAAGTACCCACTTTAAATGAATCCAACGTGTCGAAAAAATTTATTTTTACAAGACACGGTTATTCTTGCGCTAATTTATTGAAATCACAAAAATCATATCAACAATTTACAGACCCAGATCCTTCATTGACTATTTATGGAATTGTATCTATTTTGAAAACAATACCAGAAAAACCAAAAGGGTTTCAAGGCAAAGTATTTGTAAGTTCTTTGATTCGTACATGGCAAACTGCTATTTTAGAATATGGTTCGTATGGTCCATTGACCATTATTGTGTCTCCTTATATCAAAGAAAAACATTCACATTCATATGATGTGGCAAATTTCCCATTACCTCGTAATGAACAAATTTCAAAAATGAAACTATTTTTACGTGTATTGAAAGGTATGAATCATGATAATGCAAAACGTATTTTACAACATAAAATTAATGTACAATATGGTGTTTTAATGTTTACATTAGATACAGAAGATACACCTATTGAAACAAAATATGTGGATACTATACAATCTTCTGTCATTCAAGATAGAACACCACCTGAAATGCCCCGTGATTTATTTATTCCGGTGGCAACTACTATACCTGAACCATCTTATACAAAATATTATGGTGCAGAAGGATTTTCTTATTTTGCTCATTGGGTTAAATCGCATGCAGATGAAACCATATTTGTGGTATCTCATTCTGGATTTATGAAAAGTATTTTGAAAAAATACGATGATATGCCTATAGAATCAGACGTGTTTGACGAAAATGTATGGAAATTAGTACTTGAACCACAGAAAGGTGAATACAATTATAGATTTCAAATTTTACCTGGATTGAAAAAACCGTCCAGTCAAATACTAGAAAATTTCAATAAAACGGCAGAACCATTGTGTCATCGTGTAAGAAATGTAGAAGATCATCCCACTACTCTTTTACCAAAAGATATAAGTATGAATGAAGGATATGCTGAATCACTTATAAGTTCAACACCGACACAATACGAAGACGGATATGAAGAAACAAAAGAACAGATCGAACCTACACCAAAGGTAAAACCACCTTTGCCTCCTAGACCACAAGCACCTACACAATTACCTACACAAATACCTGCACAAATACCTGCACCACAAGTACCTGCACCACAAGTACCTATACCACAGGTATCTGCACAATTACCTACACCACAAATACCTACGATACAGGCAAAACCTCCTCTGCCTCCTAGACCACAAAGTGGTAAAATAAAAAGATCATATCGTATTTTATTTGAGTTTTTGACGAATCGTACAAATTTAAATGAATTAATTGCATTAGTCAATTCCAGAGAACCATTCAAAGAAAAATGTATGAATTATATTCGTAAGCATGATATATTTTCAAATCATTATTTGGCATTTGTTTTAATGTATCCTCCTTATTTAAAAACGGTAATTCAAAATTTAAATTCAAGACTAAAACAACGTGCAATTTATACGTATATTACTTATTGTTTTGGTGCTTCCAATGTAGATGTCCAAAATATACGCTCTTTTTTAATACAATTTAGTGAAACGATAAAAGATAAAGATCTTTATGATTTATTATTAGATAAAATAAGAGTAGATTCAAATACGTTTTATTATCATATTTTTGCACCAAATTATTTATTTGGTACTTTATTAGATTTATTTTATTATGAAATGCATGTATATCCATTGACAAAAGATACCAAAGAATTTACATTCAAAATAATACGTGATTTGATATCAAAAGGTGCACGATTTAGTAAATCAATTCCACCAAATAACATGAATGAACTACTTGATTCTATCGAAAATCTTTCTGATGAAGAAGTAGTTGAAAAAATGAAACTGTTTAAAATAACATCCAATGAGCAATACAAAGATGATTTGAAAGCTTATTTAAGTAGTCAATTGATCAATCAAGTATCACGTAAAAAAATAACATTTGAACAAATTCAACCTTATTTTGTAAAAGAGGATATGATCATAAAAGAAGGTGCTATTGACGATAGAAAATTCAATAGATATGGATGTCCGATTCTTTCCCCAGATGTATCTTTTGACATAGAACCAACTATGGTATTAGATCCCCTTTCTGGAGATGAAAACACCTATTTTGAGAAACATATTCCTTATGAGTTTAGAAAATATGCGGGTGGATCTAAAGGTACATCATCGAAGAAGACTTTACTTCGTCGATTTTCAGTAAAAGACGGACGGTATCGGGTGTTACAGTATAAGGGAAAGAAACGGACAAGGGCAAATCAGCGGTAAACAAGTTTGTACCAGGTTTCATCAATCGAAACAAGTTTAATTTAGAATAAATCGTTTCTAGTGATCGTTTCAAATTTCTTACCCCTTTTTCATCTCCAGTAAAATGTTCAATGATGTATTGAATGGCTGATTCTGTAAATATTACTTCTTCTTCTGTAAAAGAAATATTCTGTCGAATTGATTTGGAAAGGTACTGTTTTGCAATGATAGTTTTTTGGTGTGTGCTGTACCCTTCAGTTTTGATAACGTACATACGATCTCTCAAAATAGGATTTACTTTAGAACGATCATTGTAACTGAAGACAAACAAACAACGTGTCAAATCAAGATTGACTCCATTGAAATACTTATCTTGAAAGGAATCATTTTGTGACGTATCAGTTAAATGTGTTAGAATTCCAATAATTTCTTCACCTTTTGGGGTATCACTTACTTTGTCCAATTCATCAAAATAAATGACCGGATTCATGCATTGACATTTCATAAGGATGTCTGCAATTTGTCCCCATACGCTTCCTTCATAGGTAATCATGTGTCCATCAAAGGTACTGCTGTCCGTAGCACCACCAAGAGCCACGAATGCAAAGGGACGTCCTAAAATTTTACTGATGCCTTCTTTGACAAGTGTTGTTTTTCCTGTACCCATGGGACCTTCAATCGCAATGGCTGTTCCAATACTTTGTGGATTGGAAATAAGACGTCCAATGTATTGCATGATTTGTGCTTTTGCATCTTGCAATCCATATGTAGATTCATCCAATTGTTGTTTTGCTTTTTCCAGAAAACTATGGCATGCTTCTGGACCATCTTTTAAAGAAACTGGAAGTGTATGATATTTACCAAAGGGAATTCTCATGAAACCTTCTAACCATACACGAATTTTGCCAATTTCACCATCACTACCTTGTTTGAGTTGATTCATTTTTTGAAGAGCAATCAATTTATATTCATCTGGGATGTCTGATTCCAACAAACGTATACGATTTGGTTTTTGTTGTTTGTCCAAATCACGAAGTGTAGTCAATTTGGCAAGTAATGTCCGTTGTTCATCCAATGGTAATGTTTGAAAATATTTCATATCATTGGCTGGTTTGTTTTGAATCAGTTCACTAAATTTGATTTCATTACCTTTTTTTTCTTTCCTTTCTGTTTTTTCTTTTGCATCTTTTGTTTTTCTTGCAATTTCTTTTTGTGTTTCTACCATTTTTTTGTACATGGGTAATTCTTTGTACATGGAAAGTTCCGATCCCATTTTTTCAATCTTTCCTAAGAATTCTTCCGTTTTTTCAACATCAATTTCTTCATCCGTTTCTTCTCCTACAGTAAAGGTAATGTTTACATTAATTGGATCTGATTCTTCCGTATAATCTGTGTCATCATCATCGGATTCTTCTGATTCTGTCTCGTAATCAGAGTCATCCGTTTCATATTCCGACTCAGATTCAGACTCATCCGAGTCTTTCTTTAGCTTATCTTTCATATATTTAGATGGGAAGATTTCACATAATAATTCATTGAATTTATCTTGATCAAATGGTGATTGAGAATTACGAAGGTTGTACTTATGAGGCATTTTTATATATATAAAATATTTTCATATCAATTTTTTTAAAATATTGGAATAGAATAATGCAATCTCATTCAGCAAGATGTATTGGCACTTTTCGTGCTGGTACTACTACATTAGGATCAGATACGGCTTCTCGTGATCAAAGTTTTTCTGCAAAAAGATCCATGGTGATTCAAAAAGTAGAACAAAATCGTATTTCCAAGGTTGGTGTGATGGATAGCTCACAACGTACTTCATTGCGTGTGGCTTCGTTGGGTAACTTGCGAACACAGTTTGCCACACGTAATGGTAATGATGTGAAACATGCATTGATACGAACACGTAATTCAGGTGCAGTTGCGCCAAAGAAAAAGAATGCCAATGCATATGTTTCAACCATTTCTTATGTAAATACAGGATCCGATGTTGTATCTTATACTGTTCCAGATCCTCCAAGAAATGTAACATTAACTAATATAAGCCCAGATTTGATTGGTATTTATTTTAATCCACCTTTAAATACCGGTGGAAAACAAATTATTTATTACACAATAACTTTTACAGCTGTAGGAAGAAGCGATATTATAATCCAACCAATGATAACTACTTCACTTTCAAACCAAAAAACATTGCCACAAGGTGTAACTTATACTATTACTGTTACAGATACAAATGAAGTAGGTGAATCATCACCATCAACACCTCTTAGCATAACACCAATATCAAATACATCGACAACAATACAATTTACCGAAACAGGTGAACACTCATGGACAGCTCCTGATACTGCAACTTCAGTAAGTTATTTAGTGGTTGGTGGTGGTGGTGGTGGTGGTGGTGCATATGACAATTCAGCAGGAGGTGGTGGCGGAGCAGGTTTGGTTTTAACTGGAACTATGGATGTAACACCAGGAGAAACGTATACTGTTATTGTGGGAGAAGGTGGTACTGGTGCAATCAAACCGACATATGTTTCAGGCCAAGGTGCATCCGTAAATTCAAGAAATGGTTCTTCTGGTAATTCTTCTAGTTTCGACAGTATAATTGCGGATGGTGGTGATTTTGGATATAAATGTAGAACAGGGTCAGGAGCTTCAATCCCATATGGTGGTTCACAAGCAAATGGTCTTATACCTCCTACGGGAGGTAGTGGCGGAAATGGCGGAGGCAACGGAGGTGGTGGAGGTGGAAATGGCTCAGCAGGTGTATCAACTGGCCAAGGAGGTTCAGGAATAACAAATAATATAACTGGAACTTCTAAAACTTATGGAAAAGGTGGAAATGGTGGTGTACATAATTCAAATTCATCAGGAACGGTTGGAGAAGTAAATACTGGAAATGGTGGACAAGGCGGAGGTTCATTTTCATCTAATAACATAGGTGGAGCAAATGGTGGTTCCGGCATCGTTGTTATCAAGTTTAATACTTAATCTCGCATAATTAAATACATTGTATAGAACCATAAAAAAAATCATTTGTATTCAAATTACCATTTACAAGTAAACCAAAACCAAATGAAGCAAACAAATATAATATTACCTCATAGTTAATACCATTGTAAATAATATGTGTAATTCTATTTTTACATGGTAAACTATTTATTACAAAGACATTATCAAAAGTACTTATCTCTGTATTTCCACTATTTTCAATAATTAAAGTATTTGTAATATCAGTAGAACAATTAAAATTTGTTGCATGAATATTGAAATCAAATCCTGCATTTTGATTGATTTGAAATACGTATCCTTCATATCCATTTTTTGGGCCATTCGGAAGATATGTTGTATTACTCAATGTTATAGTTGTAGAATCAATATTAAATGTGATGGAATTGATAGTAAAAGGATCACATGGAAGAGTAGGAATTATGAGATATTTTTTTTCATTTATAACATAATAGTGTACATTATAGTTTGCGCTGTTATCTCCAATTATATTAAGTGTATTTTTTACTTGTATTTTTACTTGTATTTTTACCATATTGATAAGGTTCACGTGGTCGTATACCATCGCGTGGGTACCATTCAACTCTACCTACACCACCTAGTTGATTCATAGTAAAAATATAATCACGTTTGTTTCCGGTTGCTTTAATTTTTACTGCTCGTTGTTGAAACGTCCGACGATCTAATTGAAAAGGTAAACCTTGTTTTTTGTTTCCACCTGCTGTATCTAGATTTACGTTACAGTTATAAATCGTACTTCCGGCGGATCCTGCACCAATGACTCTTGCTTTACTCATAGTATTCCTTTACAAATTAAACATAAAATAACTATATTTTTTATGGAAGAATGTATTATTTGTTTTGAAGAATATAATAATTTTGTAATATTTCCATGTAATCACAAGGTATGTGTAGTATGTTATCCTAAATTAAATCGTTGTCCTCTGTGTAATCAAGAATTGGAAATGGCAGTACGAATTGCTTATGATCAATACATATTGATGATTTTTTTTTATATAGTTCTTTTTGTTCTCTTGTTATGTGCGATTAGATTTTATTAGGAACCAATTTTCCAATATCTGCATTGAATACTGGAGTACACACAAAATTTTTATTTTTTTTGAAATAAATGGGTTCTTCAGAATATACCATTTTTACACCCCATGGTTTTACAAAGGATGCGTTGTTGGTAGTAATTGCATTGTATTTTTTACGTGCAATATGACTACTACTGTCTACTGGACCTTGTGTAGAAAAAGAAGGATTGCTTGGTTTATAAATCGTGCGTGTACAATTTGTTTCTGTTGGTAAATTTTCAGCATAATGGCTACTGTCATTTGGTGTTCCATCTGGATATTTAGTATAATCAATACCTGATATTTCATGAATGATTGATTTCGATACAAAGGAATAACCACGACGTTTTAAGTACATTGCATAATCTGCATAGTATTCTGGATTTTCTGTTCCATCTATATTTACTCTTGGTTTGTTGGTAGATCCAGTTCTTATCTTGGCATTTCCACTAAAACTAATAACATTACCTGATTGACAACATACAGTTTTTTGTAGACCATTGTCTTTTTTTCCTAGCATTTTAAACATTGTTCCTACACGTCTAGAATTCAAACAAGGTGTACAATTTTGTGGTGTAGTATAGGAAACCGACGATGTATGAGATCCAGAAGTACCTCTTTTACGATAATGTTGTAAAGGTCGACACGTAGGAAATTGAGGATTAAAAGAAGAATCAAGAACTGTTTTCACAGGTCTGGGTACATAATCTAATTGATTGGTTGTTTTTTGTATAGCTGGTTTATAATGTAATACTTTATAACTGCCATTTTCCATAGAATATAAAAACAAAATATATATTATGTATTGGGTTATTTTATTGTTATTAGCAATCCTTTTTTTTCATTTATCTAAAAAAGAAGGATATGAAAATTATGATGAACAAACCTGTTTGATGTTAGCTAAAAAAAATCAAATAAATCTAGATTCCTTAAAAAAAGATGTGGATACATTATTGGCTTTACAAAGTAAAGTACAAACATTACAAAATACGAGTGATTCAAATACAACACAGTTGAAAAGTTTAGTAGATCAAGTTTATAAAACATAACGTACATGACTTTCCCATGTATATCTACAATAAGACCATTCTAAAGTAGGGATTACACTTTTTACTGAAGTTCCTTCGGGGATGAATTGATAATAAAGGGGTGGCAATACATACAACAATAATTCTTTTTCTGTAAATACATCTTTATTCTCTTTGATAAAGTGTGAAGTCGGAATAAAATGAACCAAATCTTCTAACAAAGGAGGATACATGAAAGAATAATACATTTTCCAATTGGTACATCCAGTAGTATAATATTGCATGTTCCATGCTAGCATGTCTACATATTCTTTACAAATGTTATCTTTTGAAGTTGTAAAAAATGAATCATAGTATCGTTGTTGCCAACCTTTTTTTGTAGGACAAATAAAATGTTCTGTTTCTCTTTGCAACATTGGTAAATTTTGTACTCGTTTTTCTTCCGTAGAAACATCTACATGAAAACGATTTCTAGAATGATATTCTTTAATTATGATATTTTCTTCTTGTAAAGCAAGGGCTTCAATGAATTTTTGAACGGTAGGCCATTGTATTTCTCCCTTGAATAAATGTTCCTTTTCATCAATAGTAGTTGTGTAAGTTCGAAACAATGTATCAAACCCCGTCGTTCTTAAATTAAGAGCAGGAAAATGAGGCATAAAATCATTTCCTAAAAAGAGTGTCATGAAAATATAATCAGATAACTTGGTTTCTCCAATCATTTCACGAATACTATCTGCTAATTTTGGTATATCCAAAATGTGTAGTTCACGATCTTGTAACATGAAAGCTGGTGCTTCACGTAACAATCTTATTTCACCATACTGTAAATGATGCAAACTTAATATAATAAGATCCGAATCTAATCCATAAATCAATGTTTTTTGTCCTTGATGAAGTTCGGGGTGTTCTCGAATCCACGAAAACAATTTGTGTTCACCTTCACCTGGTTCTTTACTAGTGGATAGTTTAAAAGATTCATAACGTGAAGCATAATTTTTGAAATGAAGGTGTAATTGTTTATCTAATTCATTCATAAATGAAGTGCCAGGTGTAATTTGCATGGTATTCCATCCACTAGATACATTGGTCATCGTTTGTTGAATCCAGCTTTTGAATCGTCTATCTTTTTGTTGTTTGATTTTAGCCATGGGTGGAATACCATCAAATGCAATAAATACACGTTTTGGGTTAACCAAACGAAGATAAGAATCTATTTTATCACATATTTTTTGGATGAGTATCATTTCATTTACTATACCCATACTAGAAACCATATCATAAATGATAGAGTTACTATCTAGATATAAATTATCTGCTTGTTGTAATGAAGTAATGATATACGGATGTTTACGTAACAAATAAGAGAAATAGCTTGGTATTCCCATTTATAATTTTATCGCATAATCTGTTTAACTCGTTTGGTACTTTTATGTTTTTTATATAAAAAAATTCCTTTATAAAACTATATGAATGTCCTTTACATTAATTTATCACATCGTTTAGATAGGAATCAACATGTGATCCAACAACTTCAACAAATTGGATTTACAGGAAAACGTGTAGAAGCAGTAGAATGTAAACAAGGAGCCATTGGATGTGCGATGAGTCATATTCGATGTTTAGAAATCGCAAAAGAAAATAACTGGCCTTCTGTATGTATTGTAGAAGATGATATTGAATTTACCAATCCGTCTTTATTTCAATTACAATTGAATCATTTCTTGACAAGTTCTATCGGATGGGATATATTATTGTTAGGAACAAATATGGGTCCACCTTTTGATAAAAAAGAAGGATGTCTTCGTGTTTTCAATGCACAAACAACTACGGGATATATTGTAAAACACCATTATTATGATACTTTAATTGACTGTTTTCGAAAAAGTGTAGGACAATTACTACGAGATTACAATGTAAAATCGTATGCTATTGATATTCAATGGAAACAACTTCAACAAAGAGATCAATGGTATGTGTTGCATCCGCTTACTGTCATTCAGAGAAAAGATTATAGTGATATCGAACAATGTGATGTCAACTATGGAGATAGGATGTTAAGTACAAAAGAATTTAAATACAATTTATGAAAATAGAATGATGATATACATAGATTGTCGGGAGCATGCATTGTTGGAACGAATGAACGCATCATCTAAACAAATGACAATAGGCGATATTTCGATAGAAAAAGATGATCAAACAGTTGTATTGATAGAACGAAAAACGGTTGCGGATTTAGCATCTAGTTTGTGCGATGGAAGATATCAAGAACAGCAATACCGTTTGTTGGAATCGACCTTACCACCACATCGTATTATTTATTTGATTGAAGGATCTATGGATACTCCTACTTCATTACCAAAACAAAATTTAGAATCAGCTTTGTTAAGTTTATGGTTTCATGGGTTTTCTATAGTACATACAACAGATATTGAGGATACCGTACGATATTTGAAAAAGTTAGAAGAAAAGGTTTCCAAAGAAGCAGTGGAAAAAGATTACATCTCTATGGTAAAAATAAAAAAGAAAGATAAATTAACACCTGAGAACATTGACATTCTTATGTTGTCTCAAATACCTGGTATAAGTACTGTGACAGCGAAAGCATTACTAGACGTGTATGGAAGTATTTATGCATTGACCACTCAATGGAAAGAAACCACTACATTGTTAGATACATTTACGTATGGTGAAAAAAAAAGAAAGATATCAAAAAAAAGTATTGATTCTTTAAAACTCTATCTTCACGTATAAAAATTGATTTTAAAATATGGTTATGATAACAAATGGATAAATACGATGTTATTCGCGAATCTGCTAAATATCAATCCTATGTAAAAAACGAACATGAATTGAAAGATGGTAAAACATATCAATTGTATCCTACGGGAGATATTGATTTGAATGGGCGTAAATATGTTGCATTATCAACACCTCCAACACAAGAAGAAATAAAAAAATATAATATTATGAAATAAAATTCTTTAAGTATAGCGTATCGACTGATATGTTTCAATGCTTAAATTAGACAAGGCACAATTCAAACGATCACCATCTTTATGATGCATCAAAATTTTTTTTGATGTATCAATATTCAAAAATGTCATGGCCATGATACGACTACGCATGTATTGACGTTTTTGAATCAAAATAACATTATAGCCTTGATTATGATTTGCTGAATTATTTATCAATTTCCAAACACCAGATTTGAATAATCGTTCAATTTCACCATTTTCGTACACGCGAAGTGTTGTGTTCTCAATTTTCAATTCTTTCATTTATAAAATTATCATTAAAAAAACCATTTCAATTTTATTACAAACATAGAATATGGATGACTTTGATATGCTTGTACGAATACTTTGTATAGGTATTGTTGTATGGATTCTTATTTATTTAATGCTTCAATTTAGAAAAGGAACGTGTTCTTCTACCTCAATGGCTCCTATCAAAGGAATCGGAAAACGAGACAAACGATATCAAGAGAAATTACGTGATTATTATATCAAATCTTCTTACAATAGTTGTTCTACTGGTCAATATCAAAATGATTGGGTAAATTTATGTGCTTTGGAAAATGTAATCAAACAAGGTTGTCGTTGTTTAGATTTTGAAATCTATGAAGTAGATGGAAAAGCAGTTGTTGCAACGTCAAATTCTACTAAATTTACTGAAAAGGGTACTTACAATTCATTGTCCATAGATAGTGTAATCAAAACAATTTCTGAAAAAGCTGTATCCAATTCAATGTCTACTGAATATTGTCCAAATCCATTTGATCCTTTGTTTTTACATTTTCGTATTAAAACCAAACATATTGAAGTATATGATGATGTCGCAGATGCTTTAGTGAAATATTTAGATTCAAAGTTATTATCAAATGAACATAGTTATGAAAACAAAGGTAAAAATTTGGGATCTGAATCATTGACTTCTTTGATAGGAAAAGTCATCATTATGGTTGACAAAGTTGAAAGTAATCATATACGAGCTACGAAAATGGAAGAATTAGTCAATATTATGGGAAATTCTGCTTTTTTACATTCTTTATCGTACAATGACATTATTCATACACCTGATATGGATGAAATGATTGATTATAACAAAAAAAATATGACAATCGGATATCCAAATTTATCTTATCAATCAAAGAATTACAATAGTTCTATCGTAATGCAATATGGTGTACAAATGCCAGCCATGTGTTTCCAAACAAATGATTCTTTTTTGACAGCTTACAATACTTTATTTGAACAAAATGGACATGCATTCATGTTAAAACCATTGAAATTAAGATATGTACCTGTTACGGTAGAAGAAGCGCCACCTATCAACCCTGATTTATCATATGGATACAAAGAACACAAAACGAATTATTATAATTTTAATTTGTAATTAAAAAGTATTCTTCTTACTACTTTAATGATTCTTATCTATAGTTGTAAATGTAGATTGAATCAAGCATTACAATTGTATGACATGTTGTGGAGTATAAAAGAAAAAAAATATATAGTTTACGGTGATACTTTAGATCAAGAGTATCTTTTTTCAGATAAATATCTTATTTTGAATGTAGGTGATTATTATGAAGATTTATCTAACAAAACAAAAAAAATGTTTCAAGTTATTGAAAAAGAATTTCCAGAAGAATATGTTTTGAAAATGGATGATGATATCATTCCGAATTGTGAATCTATTCAACATTATTTACAAATCATGAAAGAAGAAAATCTATTGTATGCAGGTAGAGTGATAAAATCCAATGAAGAATATTCAAACCACCATATTGGTAAAGTAAATGATCCAAAATACAATGTATCTTACATTACTCCTTCTGTTACAGGTACTGCTGGTCCACTCTATTATTTAAATAATAAAGCCATTTCTATTTTAAACAAAGAAAATGAAATGTTCTTTTACGAAGATGTTACAGTAGCATATTCATTAAATAAAAATAATATTTTTCCAACCAACCATATTTTGTATGATGATTATAATATTTATAAAACATTTCACAATCATTACAATCATAAAAAAATATACGTCAAACTTCATGGTGGTTTAGGTAATCAATTGTTCCAATTTGCGTCTGCTTATGGTTTAGCTAAAAAATTCAATCGTATTTTAATATTGGTATCGGATTTTAGTCCATCTTCTTTTACACATCCAGATAGTGAAACGTATGCAAAAACTATTTTTAAATCATTTCATTTGATTGATGAAAAAAATCTACCTTCTATGTCCACATATTGTGAAACGGATAATATTCAATGTTTTCAACATCAAAATATAATAGGAGAAGAAAATATATTTATTCGTGGATATTTACAAACAGAAGAGTATTTCAAAGAATACAAACATGAAATTTGTTCTTTGTTTGAAAAAAAAAGTATAGATTCTTTTTTTATTCATGTTCGTCGTGGTGATTATGTTAACAATCCTTTGTATACAATAGATTATGATACCTATTATCAAAAATCAATTGATTATATAGAAAAACTATTTCCAAATTCTCATTATTTTATTTTTAGTAATGATATTGAATACTGTAAACAATATGAACTCTTTTTACCTTTGAAAAAAACATTCATAGAAGATACAGCATTGAATACATTGTTGAGGATGGCGTCATGTTCATTGGGTGGTATATGTAGTAATAGTACATTTTCATGGTGGGGGTCTTATTTGAATGAAAATCCAAATAAAATAGTTTTGTTTCCAAAAACATGGATCAATAATGGACATGAAAATAAAGGTGTGTATCCAGAAAATAGTATTTTGATAGATTGATCATTCTTTTATATGTGTGGCATCAAATTCTGCTTCTTTTTCTTCTAATTCTACATCTCTTATAATTTCACAACCACAACATTTACACGTTTTACATTTAGATTTCAAAATCATTTTTGAGATACCAAATATAAGATTACTGGAACTGGTAATAAGCAATACAACAATGGCACTATCCATATTATAATATAATATAATATGGAACGTATTTTACAAACATTCAAAGAATACGACATGGAAGTATTAGAATGTAAAAAAAAATTAGTAGCAGAAGAATTGAAAAAAACAAAAGAATTTCAAGACAAATTAATAGAAATGTCAAAAAGAATTGATAAAGCAATGGAAGAGTTAAAAAAGACAAATTATGACAGTGATTAAATATGCATCTTTTACAGGTTTTCTTTCTTACAAGTATAATTTGCCTGCAGATCAATTGACACAAGATTTTTCAGAATTTTGCAAAGAAGACTTAGATATACTTCTTATGCCAAAAAAGATGCCTATGCACTATTGTTTTATTTTATGATTTTTTTAACATTGATTTATGTGAATGATCAAACGCTTATCAAATATGCATTGGAACGATATAAACAATTAAAAACAAATAAACCAGTTGCACCTTTTACACATTTTATTGATACCTGGTTAAAACGTTACTAAAATTGATATTTAAAAAACTCCTTGAAAATTTCCTAATAAAGGATCATCAAATGATATAGAACTTTCAACAAATGCATTTTCGGCTTCCTGATATTTTCTAAATAAAAAAGTAGGATATTCTATATCTTTATATTGATTAAATTGTAAAACAGCAGAATAAGATGCCAATAATCCTATATTTTTTCCTTTTTTAAAATAATCAATCATTGACAAAGCATTTGCTAGGCCAGCACTTTTTGTTATAGTCCCCCCTGCATGTACGGTTAGATAGTCATAATTTTCTCTCCATAACGATGATGTGTTGGGGTAGGTATTTTGTATGTAAAATAATTTATCATTCAATGCTGATTGAGATGTACCATTGATTGAAGGTAATTGTGTATTCAAAATATCATATTGATTTCCTGAAAAAGTTAAAGGAGTTGGACTATTATATAAATCGTAATAAGTTTGGTTGTCGAATAAATATATTACAACTGCATCATTGGCTGACGCACCAGTAAAAAAATTCTGTAAATCAGTAACGGTTAGATTGCTATTATCTTGAGCAACAGGATATGTTAATAGAGTTATACTTGTGTTATTTTGTAATTTACTTAAAACATCTTCTGTTGCGGTTTCATTTACAGTATAAATATAATATACATTTCCAACAGCAGTTTTAGGTAAATACGTCATGACAGCATCAACAATAGTATCATCTGAAGGATTTGTTCTATAAATATTTCTAGAAACTGTATTTAAACTAATCGCAGTACTTAATAAAGATATTCCAACAGCATCATGATTGTTGAACCAATCCACCACTGCAGATAAAACACTTGACCTAGAAAACCCTAAAAATATTCTGTATCCTTGTGAATAATATAAATCCAATAATTCTAATGTTTTTGGAATACTATATTCTGTATCGACTATAGGAAATTTTGGAAAATTAGAATTCTTATTCCAATAATAATATAATGAATCATTGAAAATAGTATCAATATTATTAATATAATTAGTTAATTCAAATAAAGCAATTGCTTTACCGAAAGGTTTGTATGATGGTGTTGGAATATTATAAATAGTTGGTGATGGGTTTTCAAATGTAGCATTGTATGGTCCGAGTATAGGGTCTACTAAATATAAACTTTTGCTAGTAAATTTATTTCCAATAAATGTTTCAATTAAAATACTAGGATATAATAAATCTTTTGTCACAGGGTCAAACTCTAATATTCCATAATGACTATTTATATTATCAATAGATTGATTATTCGCAAATTGATTTAATAACGTTAATATGTTTAATGTAACAGTAGAATAATTAGATCCCAGAGAATTATAACCGTTACGCCATAATATGGATGTATTGATTCCTTCGATTAAAGACACATTATATTTATTTGAAAGTGCTTCTTGAGAACCAATAGGTATGATTGGAGTACCAGAAGCAAGTATATCATATTGTTGTCCTTGAAAAGTCAAAGGACTATCTAAATTTTGATCGTATAAATTTAAATATTTTTTACGATCAAATATTAATGTTATTAAAATATCAGAAGATGAGAATACACCATTAGGTGCATTACTTAAAAAATCTTGAATTTTTGTTGTAGTATCAAAATCAGAAGTAATCGTTCCTAATTTTACAAAATTTGGATAATTACCAATAGTTTGATTCAGTATTCTTAAAGCGTCCTCACATACTAATTCATTCTCTGAATAAATATAATATATATTGAACCCTCCATCCAAAGCATGATTAATATGTTCACTTATAGAATTTATTATAAAACTATTATCTGGTAAAAATCTATATACATTTTTTGCAAAGTTTAAACTGTTCGAATTTGCTGTAGGTGATATACCAATTGCATCTGGATGAAAATTAAACCAATTAGATTCTAAAACACCTTTTAAAATGGTTGAAGTTTGAAAACTTATAAAATATTTAAAACCATATCCATAATATTCATCTAATAATTGTAATGTTTTATCTAACGAACCTTCATTATCTACAATTGGGCATTCTGTAAATTCCTCTGGATAATTTAGCCAATAATAATTTAATGTTTTTTGGGAAGCAATATTTGTGGTTGTTGATAAATTCAATAAAAATACTGCTTTCATTCGTCCTGGTACAGGGGTACTATGATTTATATCTAACACTTCATTTTTACAATGTGTACCATCGGCACTACCACCAAACATACTCATACCTTTCCCAACACCTCCCAATTGATTCATACATACTAATTTGAACCTTCCTACGCCATTTGAATGGGTTTGTACTTCATGATTTCCCCAATTATTTAATCCAACTCTTGATGTAATTCCTTGTTTTTTATAACCACCACCAGTGTTAAGATTCACATTACTTTTATAAAGTGTAGCAGAAGCATTACCAGCACCCATCATTCTAGATTTACCCATAACTCTTTATTATAAAAAAACGTGGGGACGCAACCCCTAACCGTTTTTATATAATTTTCGCCTTGACCTTGTTGTGTTCAATTGATTCGTTGAACTTCACTGACCATGAATCTCGTGTGTCATGAAAGAATGTTGCGTTGCCGTTGTACACCCGATAAGGGACTCGAACCCTTGACCACCAGATTAAAAGTCTGGCGCTCTACCGACTGAGCTAACCGGGTAAAGATGTTCACGATCGGGTTTGAACCGATGACTTTAGGTTGATAAGACCCACACTCTGACCAACTGAGTTACGCGAACATATTTAGTATAAGAGTGTTCTTTTTAAGTTGAATTAATATTAATTAAACGCATTGGGTAAATCATAAAATTGAGTATTTCCATAAAATAAATAAGAAAATATTTTTTGTGGCATATTAATTTTTGCTCCATTATCACTACCTCTAGCAGATTTTATTATTTCACTTTGTGTTAAATTAGAAATATAGGGGAACATACAAGATGCATTTTTTTGAAAAGCAAGAACGGAATGTGGCATAGTATTTTCTTTATTTAATACTTTATTAAATTTTGAAAATAGGATAATACAGGAATGTCTTCTTTATGAGTTAATTTCATTTGAATACGAATATTATCATGTCTTTTATTTAACGCACCTACATGAATTAAATTTGCATTAAATAATATAATGTCCCCTTTTTTACATAATATGTGTTCTACTGCATTGTTAAAATTTACAAGATGACTATATTCACTGGTATGACTTTTAGGTATTACCCCCAAACATTTATCCATATCTTCTAAATAAAGTATCATGGTATACGATGGATGTTTTTGACCATCATTAAAAAAATCACCATTGTTATCTCTATGACAGGTATGAACGGCGGATTTTTGAATAATAAAAATATAATCTTGAAAAATATAATCTTCATTCAATACGGAATGTATTTTATTTGAAATGGACGCATTTTCCATCATTCGTTCTTTCACTTCTTTATAATCTCCTTTTTCACATAAACTATGTAATTGTTTAATTTCATTGGAAGGAATTACATTTTTAAGAATACAACATCCATCTTCTTTCAAGGATAAAGTACGCGTGGTTACTGATTGTTCAGTAATGATACACAAAACAATAATAACAATAAGAAATAAAACAAGAAACTTCATAATATTTAAATATATTATGTTTTCGGATTGGGTTCAATCTATATTCATTATAGTACTTTTTTCTCTATTTCCAATGATGGATATTTTCACCAATACCATGAACGATGTACAGTCCAATTGGAGTGCAAATCGATGCAATCCTGTGATTATGCCTTTTGCCAGTTATTTTGCACCTAAAGGGACAGACATTACAACTTCTGATAATTTTTCTTATTGTGTACAAACGCTCATGGCATCTTTTGCACCAACAATAATGCAACCATTCAGTTATTTACAAAGTATGAGTGTAGATATGATGGGAGATATCAACAGTAGTTTAGCCTCTTCTACAGAACAAACCTCATGGATGACTACTAGCGTATCTAGTATTATTGGATCTGTATATGGCGTATTTCTCAATATAATCATTGAATTTAATTTGATTGTATTAAAATTATTAGATGTTCAAGGAAAATTATCTGGGATGATTACTACTGTTTTATATATTATGACAGCTGTACAATATACCTTTGAAAGTATGTGGAATGGTGTGCCTGGCGCTATGATTAAAGTATTGGGAAAAAAATAAAAGTAAATATTATGTCCACTGTATTGATCGGAGGGATTGTTTTAGGCGTAGCAGTATTGACAGGTATAGTTATGATGGGTAAAAAAAAAGAAAATAGAGAAGATACTGGATTTGGTGTTGAAAATGAACAGTATGAACAAACCGCAGGAAGACGAACACGAAGACACCGTACTCGTTCAAGGAGTAGTAAACGTGTAAAAATATAGTCTAACACCATGGAGAAAATAAATGAATTATATAAAAATAGAGGATATTTTGAACGATATGGTGGAGATGTATGTATTAGTATTGCATTAGTGATTGCAACATTATTGATTACCGGTTATACTAGTTATCAATCTATCCTAGCCCAAGTAAAAACAAATTGGAATCAAAATCGATGTAATCCAATTTATATGCCATTTGCTGGAATGATTATGCCACAACCAGGTTATTCTACAACAGAAACTACATCAGAAAATTTTTCTTATTGTATCAAACAAGACGTATCCGCCGTATTTAGCATTGCTATGATGCCTCTTGAATTCGCAATGTATTTGATAATTGATTTTATAGATACTGTATTAGAAGCCATTATGGCATTTATGTCTCTTATCAAATGGTTGAAAGATCAAATAGGAGGTATTTTTGCAACCATTTATAATAAAATAGTATACTTTTTAGTTCCATTGGTGGAAATGGTGATTCATCTAAGGGACATGGTTGCTAAATTAAATGGGGTTGCTATTACTGCACTTTATACTGCCATGAATATTTATAATCTTACGATTTCAGGAATTTTAAATATTATGGTTATATTGAATAATATTTTAATTGCTACCATCGCCATCATGTTAGGTATGATTCTTCTTGCATTTGCATTGATACCTACACCTGCTTTTCCATTTGGATTAGGTGTTTATATTGCTGGATTTTCCATTTTTACATCCTTTGTCATTCCGGTAGTAGTGTTATATTCTTTGATGCAAACATTCACAAATGAAGTATTCCAAACAAGTGCACCAAAAGGACAAAAAACACCTAAAATTAAAAAACGAAAATAAGTTAAAACAATCTTTACAAAAGATATTAATGCGTCATGAAAGATTTCTAGAAATGGCACAAGTTCATGCAGAAAAATCAACCATGCATTATCGACATGGTTGTGTTGCTGTATTACATGGAAAAGTAATTTCAAAAGGATACAATAGTACACGTAATTATTCAAAAGATGGTATCATTTCAAACTGTTGTTCTTGTCATGCTGAAATAGATGCTCTTCGTAATGCATTGAAACATGTAGGTCACCGAGGATTGTAAACGTCTTTCTCTTTATGTGGTACGTTTGACACGTACAGGTAATCGCATTGATTCAAGACCATGTCATTCGTGTTATCGTACATTATGTGTTTATAAAATAAAACAAGTCATTTACTCTGTAACTCCAACCACTTATGAATGTGTCAAGTTAACAGATTATGTTCCAAATAAAATATCAGAAGGGGATGAATATTTTCAAAGTCTTGATTAACAGATAGATAAAAATAAAAAAGAAAAGTAAAGAAATAATATAAGCAATTGTATAACCAGGTTCTACTTGTTTATCCAAATGTAATAATTTCAATAAAATTTGAATCAATGTACCCATATTTAAAAAATTTTTTGTCCATACTTTTGAATTTTCTGTAATTGGAAATAATTGATAACATAATGGTGTATAATAACCATATTTGGTAGAATTCATATTATGATACATGTCCCAATCCGCCATTGTATTTACCTTTTCTGCCAATACACGATTTCTTGTTTTTTCTGTATAAATACATGCATGTGTTCCACAAGATAAAAATAATTTAGGATGTGTCCCAGGCATTCTTAAAAAAGGTATACAACCTAAATAATATACTAAATCTTTCTCTCTATGTTCATGAAGAAATGAATTAATTTCCTCTTGAATATCACGACGTTTAATATATGGATGAAATTGGAAATCGTCTTCTAATACTAAAATATTTCTGTATTTTTTTTCTTTTGCATCATGAAATACGGTAAGAAATGCATCAATTAAATCAATAGGTGGAGAATCTGTATGTAATTGTTTTGAACATTTTTTGTACCCTTTGTTATAAACGAGATATACTTTACGACTTGGTTGATATTGTTCTAATTGTTGTTGAATTTCAGGAAGACGACCATTCCCCTCTAAATGAAGAATATATGTAGCATCTACATCTAAATATCCTTGATCATAATTATATTCTTCCATACGATAACAATTCATAGTATATATTAAGGAAAATTATATTCATGTATTCTATGAAGTCAAGAGTGGTGATGTTACTGTTTTTTCTTTTACTTGGCGTCATAGGGTTTAGTTTATCTTCTTCTCTTGTTAAGGAAGGTTTTGAATCGGTAACTCATTGGAAACAAAATGGTCAATTACCTTGGGATGGGCCTTATTCATTGCCAGAATCAAAAAAACAACCCGATGGTATATGGTTGTTTGCAAATAATAAATCAAGTCCTGAATGTTGTAAAGCGTCTACTTATTCTACAGGGGATGGATGTGTATGCACTACACCTGATCAATTACGTTTTTTAAATACTAGAGGAGGTAATCGTACGATTGAAGATGGTTTTTAACGACGTTTCATCATTTTTCGAACACTACGACCACGTTGAACACGTTTTGTAGCATAAAATAAACTAGCGGGTACAAGAACATCCATGGCAGCTTTTCCAAGTGATGCAAGTGTGAAGTTTCCTCCTCTTTTCTGTGTCCGGTTCTTTCTAGAATGCATGATATTAACGAAGAAAATATTTTTTTTGGAGTTGGAACAACAAAAGACTACTTACAGTTAAATTTAGCAATAAAAGAAAATATCCGATCCAAATGTAAGGTTTCCATTTATTCAATAAAATGTCTAAAAAAGGAATTAATATTTGCTTAACTTCTTGTTTGATATCTTCTCTCTTCAACAAATTTAAACATTGATTCAACATATTCTTATTTTTTATATTTTATGCGTGTATTTTGCATATAAAAATATAAAAAAGAAATTTATGATTCATCATGCAACAAACCAATTTGATTTTTCGTCACTACATTTAGGTTCCCCAACTGCATTAGCTGGTGGATCTTTTTATACAAAAATTAATTATTCTGTAAAAGATGAACCTTTGTATGTCTACACACCTACTTGTACTACCAAACAAGGTGTCACAAAAGGTGTATTAGATTTTTTATTTACCTCTGCAAATTCTAATTTTATTGAATGGATGAATGCTTTAGAAGAAAGATTACAAATGTTACTTTTTGAAAAAAAAGATAATTGGTTTATTGGAGATGATATGGAATTAGAAGACATACAAAATGCATTTATTCCTTTATTGAAAGTAAAAGGGAATCAGTACATGGTAAGAGGGAATGTTCAGGGAAAACATTTCAAAGAAACCATACAAGTATACAATGAGGATGAGATACCAGTTCCTTTGACGAATATTCAGGAAAATTCACAATTGATTTCTATTTTAGACATTTCAGGTATTAAATTTAATCAAAAATGCTTTCAAGTCATGATTCATGTACGACAGATCATGATTTTAGAAAAACCATCTTTTACAAATTGTTTGATCAAACATAAAGTTAAGGATAAACCAGAAGTGAAAATAGACGTATTAGATACTATTGTTTTGAAATCACCCAATGAAGTCTATCGAAGTGCTTTAGAAAAAGCAAATGTTATGAAAGAAGAAGCAGAACGAGCAAAAGCCATTGCTGAAGAATTAAGAATTACATATGAATTGGAAGAATAAATTTTATGTTTTCTAATATATAATGAATCTTGGCAAAAATAAAGAACTTCTTTTAGTCGTGGGGGCTTTGTTTGTTTTAGGCGTTTTTTTGTGGAAATCTGGAAGAGATAAGAATAAGAATATGATGAGTTCTACCGGTTCAGAATATTCTTCGCCCTCTCCTTCGGGATCTTTAGGAGAAAATGATAGATATGCCCAAGCGAATGGTGTAAAGACAAATACATATGGTGCACAGGCTTCCAAATTAGACGATCCTAGTGCTCTTTTACCAAATGATTCAAACTCTCAATGGTCTTCTTTAAATCCTCAGGGAGGAGGTATGTTAAAGGGAGTTAATTTATTACAAGCAGGATCTCTTATCGGCATCAACACCGTAGGTTCTACTATGCGTAACGCCAACTTACAGTTACGATCTGAACCTCCTAACCCCCAAGGAAGTGTAGGTCCCTGGAATCTTTCAACCATTACTCCTGATGTTGTACGTCAGCCTCTTGAAATTGGTGGTACACTTTAAAAAAATAGATAAATAAAAAGAATATAAATACGTTTTTGGTTATGGTATCATGAACGTGTTGTACAATTGGAATATTTATTCTAAGAATGGTTACCTTTATTGTGAAGGAGAATGGTATAATGGTAAAGGATGGGTTACTAGTGCGATTACCCACATTGTTACTCGAAAAGGATATTATGAAGTATTTACAGAAAATTCTATTTATTATCTTTATTGGTAATATGGGTTTGTTTGAACAAACAAAACGTAAATTATTTTATAGAGCAAAAAAAAAATATACACGATGTCTAGTAAAAAAATGTAAGATTCCCAAAAATAAAGTAGACCAATGTGGTAAACATTGTCGTGACGAAGATGAATATTCACAGAAACATAAGACTGCCTTGCATGATTTATTTGTTAGACAAAATCACAAGACTCCTGATCTTTACATCAAACATAAGTTAGATGATGGTAAAAACTTAGATATTGAACAAGAAATAAAAAAATTTGTTGCTTGGTCCGCTGATAGATTGCATTTAAAACGCATACCAAAAATTGAATTAAGTTACGATACCAAATACGCACAGGATAACCATCACACTGGAGCATATGTGCAAGGCGAAGACTCCATTTGGGTATATGCTAAAAATCGTAACTTAGTTGACATATTAAGAACTGTATTCCACGAATTGGTTCATGTTAGACAAGACGAAATGGGTATGCTAAAACCGGGTGATAGTTACCCAGGTAGCCCAATTGAAGCCATGGCCGATATGATTGCTGGCAAATTCATTAAGATTTATGGTGAAAAGCACCATCACATTTTCCAATAAACGGTACACAAAGTTGACTTATACGCAGTCTTTTATAATAACTAGATTGTAAGGAGTCGTAATGTCTGATAGAACTTTTAACGCAGAAGTGAAAATTAAACTTAATTAATTAACGAAGGCATGGTTGTTAAAGGGAATCAATTTATTACAGGTTCTCTTATCGGCATCAACACCTTTATGGTATCATGAACGTGTTGTACAATTGGAATATTTATTCTAAGAATGGTTACCTTTATTGAAGGAGAATGGTAAAGGATGGGTTACTAGTGCGATTTTATTGTTACTCGAAAAGGATATTATGAAGTATTTACAGAAAAATTATATTATCTTTGGTAAAATATGGGATTGTTTGAACAAACAAAACGTAAATTATTTTATAGAGCAAAAAAAAAATATACACGATGTCTAGTAAAAAAATGTAAGATTCCCAAAAATAAAGTAGACCAATGTGGTAAACATTGCAAAAGACAAATGAAATGTGTAAGAAAACATTGTCGTGACGAAGATGATGAATATTCACTAACTGCTTTTTTTTAAAAAAATATAGTATGATCTCTAAAAAATTACACGGTTATAAATCTCAAGATAAGAAATTTGAGATTTATAGTGATTATTATTTTATTAAACCAGAACAAGTGATAGAAAAATTAAAAGAATGTGATTCTACATGTTATTATTGTAAAGAAAAAGTATTGATGGAATATGGGAAACGAGATCCAAAACAGTGGACCTTAGATCGTATCGACAATACGATGGGACATAATACCACAAATGTACTGATTAGTTGTTTGGGTTGTAATTTAAAACGAAGAAATCGAACTGTTGAAAAATTTTTATTTACAAAACAACTTTGTATCAAAAAAGTTTGACTAGATGCAACTTTCAGGTTTTATTGTTTTTATATTATATGGATAAATAATGTAAACTATTACTGGTATGATGAAAAAATATAGGTAAACGAAATCAAGGTCTATGTTTTTAATTGTTAGAACAATATTTCTAAATCTTCCAGTTTCCAATATTCAATGGGACCATTCGGTAATGGACGTTTGAAAATGAACGGTACTTTTTTTTGATGTACTTCTTCACGTGCAATCCAATAACTGTCAATCGAATCTGTTTCAATAAATAAAGGTGCTCCTTGTTCTATTTGTGTAGCTCGAATACCGATAGAACGCGTATATTCATATTTTGTCAAATATGGTAAACTTGTATGATGAGGATCTACGATCACGCCATTTGCATCCCTTTCAATACTGCACAAAGCTAATACTTCTTCATAAGGTATTGTTTGCTCCTGAGGATGTAATTGTGTAATAAAATTTGGTTGTTTCAATACTTTTTCAATTTCCACAGATTCTTCATAATCATTGTCTTCGACACAATAAGTGTCTACATGTTCTTCTTCTTCTTCTTCCAAACTTTCCACTTCACTTTCTTCCTCAATTTCTTCATATTCGGGTTCTTCGTCACTCATTTGATACTAGATGGACATTATTTTTATATCAATTTTTATCCATTTTCCATATGGTATCGCATTCCGGACACAAATAAGCATAACTCAAATCAGTTTCATTGTATCGAACCTGAATGATATCACCATCTTTTTCATGATTTACACATGTATCTAAAGGACATTTCATTTTCATTCTTGGCAATGTAGGATCTAATTTGGTATATTTGTGAATAACACTTGAATGTTGTTCTTTTTTTTGAAATGACATGGAACATACGACATTCGATGATGCATCTTTTTCAAATCCACATTTTTTACATTGAAATATTAATTTTTCTTCTACATTAGTCAGAAAAAGCATATTTTCACAAACTGAGCAAAACTCCATAGTACTTGTAAAGAATTTTTAATTAAATCAATTTTTACGTTTAAACGAAACATTTCCATTATTTGTTTATATTAAATGACGTTAGAATTAAAAAAATTTGATATGCGTTCCATTAGTTTTCGTCCTAATGAAAACAAAGGACCTGTTATCGTATTGATTGGACGACGTGATACAGGAAAAAGTTACTTAGTAAAAGATTTGTTATTTTATCAACAAGACATACCTATTGGTACTGTAATTTCAGGAACAGAAGCAGGAAATTGTTTTTATAGTGAACATATTCCTAAATTATTCATTCATGATGAATATAATACAGGAATCATTGAAAATATATTGAAACGTCAAAAACAATGTATGAAACAAATACAAAAAGAAATGCAAGTCTATAAAAAATGTAATATTGATCCACGGGCATTTTGTATATTAGATGATTGTTTATATGACAATGGGTGGACAAAAGATAAATTAATGCGTTTACTTTTCATGAATGGACGTCATTGGAAAATTATGCTTATCATTACGATGCAGTATCCATTAGGTATACCACCAAATTTACGTACAAACATTGATTATGTATTTATTTTGAGAGAACCGTATTTAGTAAATCGTAAACGTATTTACGATAATTATGCTGGTATGTTTCCTACATTTGAATCTTTTTGTCAAGTTATGGACCAATGTACAGAAAATTATGAATGTTTAGTGATCAATAATAATTCTAAAAGTAATAAGTTAACAGATCAAATATTTTGGTACAAAGCAGAATCTCATCCAACTTTTAAATTGGGATCAAAAGAATATTGGGAATTGTCTAAAAATTTACCAGATGAAGAAGATACAACCTATGATCCAAATGCAAAAAAGAAAAACGTACAACAAATACAAGTTAAAAAATCAAAATGGTAATATAAAGAGATAGAATGTAAGTATTAAAATGATGGATTATTATGGCAATATACTTTATACTAACGAAGCCATGAAAGAAGCATTATGTGTTGGAATTTTACCTATATGTAAATATGTAATTCGTGAAATATCTTATACTGGATGGCTTGTTCATAAAAAAGAAATGATGCAAGAAATTTTACAAAAACAACAACAATGGGAGAAAACAATGATAACATTATTACTACGTAGAATTACAAATGATCCATTGTTTGAATGGTAATTTAATATTCATAATAAAAGTATTTGTCGCCTACAATAGATTGTAAAATTAATTGCAATGCGCGTTTTTCCATAGCTTGTTGTACGATATATTTTTTAGGTACCAATTGATAAAACTGTTCACAATTGGTAAATCTTTGAACACAACGATTATTATCAAAAATGTCACGAACGTGCATTTTTGCTACTATACTATTTGTATTTATATTTGTTTGATATTCTAAAAATTTTCCATCTACATAACAATAATATCCGTTTATACATTGACCAATACGAATCATATAATTTGTGCGTGGATTCAATTCATTAAAATTTACTAGACAAAATGTGAGTTTTCCAAACAAAATTTCTGTAGAAACCATTTTAAAAGATAAATCAGATAAAATTCAATTTTATATAGATATCCAACTTGGTGGAAACATATCTTTTGTAGACTTGTCATAGTTTGCAGCTCCAAACCATGTTTTTGGATAAATAACAATTTTGTCTGGATTTGTATTCAAATAGGATGCCCACCAACTAAAAGCACTATTTGCAATAATATTGTGATTCGAACAACTCATCAATAATAATTGTTCCCAATCTTCCATGGAATCATCGGCTTTATGAAATTGTAAATCTGGAAAACTTTTTTTGATTTTGTACAAGCGTTGTTTTACAGGAAGGTTATCTTTTTCTTCACAAAAATAAATGATATTCCAATCTGTTTTTTTAGTTCTTTTGATGATTTCACGAATAGAACGAATATAATAATCATCTTTTAAAATGACATGATGCAGTTGAAGATTCGTATAATCACCAATACGAAAATGTAAAGAAATAGTATCATTCATGGTAAGATATTTTGTGCGAATATTTTCTTGTTCAATATTAATATTTAACTTTTTATAAATGACATCATAATGTTTTTGAAAATATTTATAAGATTGAAAATAACCAACCAACATGATATTTTGTTCTAAAGGTAAAGGTGTGTAATGAAACCCTGCTTCTGTAATTTTTTTCATTTTTTTACTATCGACTTTTTCGACACTATCTTTCAATCGTTTTAACAAGGTATTCCAGTATGTTGGACGATTTTTAATGTCGTATTTTTCAGAAGGAATTACTACTTTTTCTTTTTGTTCCAAAGCATAAGAAATAGCTGTAAATAATTGAAATAATTGATTCCCTAAACCTCCTTGTAGTAGGATAGAAATCATAGTTTTATCTACTTTAATTAATTGTTTATTTAAACTTAAAATCATACATTATTATAATGGATTTAGATTGGTTGGATTACGACCTCTTAGATGTATTGATAAATGCAGATATGAGAATAAAAATGAAAAATCATAATATGTTGATTACAAAAAAACATCAAGATAACACTTACAAAGAAATGCTATACCTATTGAAATTATTAAAACCATCTCGTCTTCCATTAGATGCGTTTGTAAAGAAGACGGTGTAAAATATACATTCCTAGGATTCCTATACCAACTACATACAATTGTACACCTTTATCATTGGGAAGTGTCATACCTTCTTTACATGTTTCTTGAGAGACTGGATTTTTTTTATTGGGAAACCAACAAGGATTGTAAGAAGCAATATCATCATTCAATACATATTTACTATCCGTAGAAGTTGCATTTTGAATGTCTCTTGTCTCCATTGTAATCTGTTGACAAGAAGTTCCTTGAGAAAATGCAGTAAATAATTTTAATGGATTGATATAACTAATATCACCCAAAACACCTGGAACTAATCCCTTAAATTGACTAGTTGTTTGACCCATTGCAGAAGATATAAAAGGAATCTGACCATCTGGAATATTATTTACAAAAACATACCTTGGTTGTTTACTCCCATCTGGCGCATCACATGTTGCACCAGTATTCATAAAATATTTATTACCTAAAGGACCAATTCTTCCCACGTGTGCTTTTGTGTCTCCACTTACAAGAACCCCTACATAAGATTGTAAAGCGCCAATATCTTTACCTAATGCAGTTAAATTACCTGCACTAGAAGAACCTAAATCAGAAGGTGATTTTATATATTTATGATATGGGTAATTTCTATCTTCTGTAGTAGAAACAGATTGAAAAATACTCATACTGTAAGAAAATGTTTTTATTATGGATAAGCTTCGGCTTCTATCTTTGTAGGCATGTTGGCTTGTAATTGATTGATTTGATCTGTCGTTTGATCATTGTCACTTTGTAAAGAGTCAATAAGTGCTTCGGTAAGTGTGATTTGTTGTATTTTATCATAAAGTTGTTGTATTTCACCTGCTTGTTCTTGTGTATATTCATAAGGTGATCCATGAAATGATTCCTTATAATTATAAAATAAATAAACACACAAGAGTAAAAGTAAAATATAAATGAACATACATTAAAATGGGATTTAATCAAAAGATAATTGAACTTCAATAACTTCTTTTTTGATCGTTTTAGAAGCAAACACGGATAATTCTTCTCTTTTTTTTCTATTTTTTTCTGTTTTTGGTTTTGATGTATTACGATGTATCATATCTTGCTCAATGGATTCATAATTATTTTGAATATAAGTTAAAATATCATTGTCTAAAATCCATTTGAAAAAATTAAGTTGACCAATCGTTGTTTGAATGAATTGATTCATTCGATATGGTATGACATTCTTTTCCCATCGACAGAATGGATCAAATCTTTTCTTAGAATAAGCCTTTAGTTTCAATTTATAATCATTGTATACTTTAAATCTAGTATCATTAAATACGTAAACAACATAATGTTGCTTTGCATAATTCGTAACAAACCAATCAATAATACGTAAAGAAATTGGTGATGTTCCATTCAAAATGGGTAATATTTTGTCTAATTGTTGGTAATCGCAATCACTATAATAACTAATCAAATTGGTAAGTAATAAATCATTTTGTTTTGCATATACATTCATATCCATCAACATGGAATACTATTTAAATCTATTTTATAAAAAGACATCATTCGTATGATTTTATTTTTTCATAGGTTGCAGTTGGTTTGTAATGAGTTTTTGTCATATATTTACCTATCAAGAAAGGTAGTGAAAAGGGTAAAAGATGTGTTATAAAAACTCAATATTTGCTATTAATGTTGATGGTGTTGTAGATTGGGATTTGTATGAAAAAGGTGGAATAAATACAGATAGATTAATTAATTTTTTAGAGCAAAATATAACTAACAAATTAAGAAATAAATTGATTATTTTAGATAATGCGAGTTCTCATAGAAACGAAAAAATAAAAGCATTAGTAAATAAGCACAACAATATTTTATACGCTGTTCCATATCAACATTTCACAAATAGCATTGAAAATTATTTTAGTATGTTAAAATCACGATTACAAAAGTTAGATGGATTAACTTATGATGATTTAAAGAAAAATATAGAAAAAGTATTAAATGAAATACCAAAAGAAAAATATGAAAATATATTTAAGGGTGCTTATGACAGACCAGAAAAATATGTATCAAAGAATAAAACAAGAAAAAATAAAAAGCAGTATAAATAATTTTTGTATAGTTTAGACTATATAAAAATCGGCGTTTGAAATGTAAAAAGGTGTAAAAATAGCATTTCCTTTTTTATATTTATAAAAAATACCAGAACATTGTATTTGTTGGCGGTCATTTACTACTATTTGATAAATATGATCACGTTTCAAGTTTGTAAAACATACAGGTTCCATAAGATAATATTCAAAGTACTTTTATATTTTTATGAAAATAATTTAACGACGTCTTTTTTGTTTGCGAGTACGTCTTTTTCCTTTACGTTTTCCACCTTTGTAAGTTTGATACATTGCATTTTTGATAGCTTTTTCAGGTGTCCAGTCTACTTGTTCTTGTGTAAGGATCATACTGTTAGATAATATAAAAATAATATGAAATAATATAATTTAAAGAAATAACTATATCTATAGTGTAGCCCTTGTAGCTCAATCGGGAGAGCGTGCGACTGTTAATCGCGAGGTAGACGGATCAAAACCGTCCGAGGGCGTGCCTCTTTAGCTCAGTGGTAGAGCACCAGCCTTGTAAGCTGTTGGTCGTGGGTTCAATTCTCACAAGGGGCTAAAGAAATCCAACCTCCGTAGCTTACGGTAAAGCATCTGCTCTGTCAAGCAGAACACCCTATTTTCAATAATAGGCGGAGGAAACACGGGTACCAGAGCGGTCAAATGGGCGGGGCTTAAGATCCCGTGCTTCGGCTTCGTGGGTTCGAATCCCATCTCGTGTAAACACAAGTACCAGAGCGGTCAAATGGGCGGGGCTTAAGATCCCGTGCTTCGGCTTCGTGGGTTCGAATCCCACCTTGTGTACCGCAATGTGGCGCAGAGGAAGCGCGACTGGCTCATAACCAGTAGGTCGTAGGATCGAAACCTACCGTTGCGTATTTTATTATTTTACACCTTTTAACATTTCAAACGCCGATTTTTACGGCAAAAAAAATAATTAAAAAATGTAAAATCAATAGGCGTGCTTATTTTGTTGTTTCTTAACGCCGATTGTCTTACTTAACCCTGTCTTTTTGTTTCCACAGGTGAAAGACGATGCTTG